ATAAATTAATATAAATAATATGATAAAAAAATAATACATTAAAAAAGATAAGGAGATAAAATTAATATATATATAAATTAACTCCTAGGTTAAATAGTTAATAAATAACACGTATCGTATTATATATATATTTTGCCACACACTGATTTATTACCTTCTAAATCAGTGAAACATGTATATAATATGCCACCGACTTAGAAAGTAAACTTTCCTGTGTTATTTTATATAAAGTTATACTATGCCATATACAAGGTAATATATGGATAACTTTATATATCCTTTCCAATAAGTTCATCATATAGAATCTTCTTAAAGATTAATGGTTAAGGAAAACCATTATTTTTTTTATTCTTAATAGTAGTTAACAAACGAAGATAAATAATATTTCTATTATTTATGTCATTTGAATAATCTATTAACAATATGAAGTTTTATCTCCATGATTTTTAGATGTTTTCTCATCTGTTATTTGATGACATATATAACAAATACGGGTTTTTTTTGTTTTCCTTCAATATGGGTTGCAATATTAAGAATTATGATAATATATAAATAATTAATATCGATATATCTACTTCTCCTCCGGTCTCATAACGAATGCCTACGTCTCATCTAAGTGAGTTCGGTCTTATATCGAATGCCAAGGAGTTCGATCTTTTATCGTTTATTAATCATTTATATTTTATATAATCAATTAATATTGGGAATCATGTTCACTATCTTCATCAAAATTTGCAGGGTCATCTTCATATTGAACAAATGATTTAGGTATATCAACTTCTTCATTTTCAATAAAGAAGTATTGAGGAACCCAAAAAGCAAAGATAGGATCATTATCATTAAACCTAATAGGAAAATGATGACGAACTAATGATTCTAATTGTATAGATGTGTAATCATCTTCAATTTGAGAAAGTAGTGCATTGAACAAACTGTCAACATTAAACATAGAAGGTTTATCGATATTAAAATTAAAAATTAACTCATCGTCAATCTTTAATAATAAACCAACAGGGATATCTTTGTTGTACTTCTTATCTTTGCAGGTGAAATATCCTAATATAGAGCAATTAGAATATTCACAGAAATGATCATGATTACATTTCTTATTTCTACATCCTATCTTATATTTCTTATCAGATATTTTATCCATAAGAAATATTTCTCGCATGAAATCGAACATACAAAATTGATTGACAGTTATTGTAACAGCATAGTAAGTATCAACACGTCCTATACCATAACATAAGCCAAGTGCTATATCATCTTCTGATATCGATTTCTTTGATCTATACATGTATGTTTTGAAACATTCATTATATTCCAAATAATCATAATCAAAATATGATATATCATTTATCTTATCTACGATAGGATGAAATGTTAATTCAAAGAACTTTGCATTAAAATTTTTTTTATTCATTTGTATGGTTTGTGTTTGGTTGACCATTATAATATATTTATCACAATTAAATATATTCATCAATTTTTTTAATATTATTTAATAAATTAAATAATAAATAATAAATAAAAATTATAAACTAATTTTTTTATTTAACCAATTAATAATATCATTAAATATACATTCTAATATTCTTCTTCTTTCACATTGAATAGGTCTATTAAAATAATTATAAGCTGTATCATAAGAATAAAAACCAATATTATCACTTTCAAGAGTATATTTTTTATCAATAACAACATTAGGATTAATTAAAGCAATATAATAATAATAAGTATAATTATTTTCATCAGATCCAATAAAATTTTCTATTATAGGAGATATATTACTATATACAATAAAATCATTATCATTTAAATTAGTTTCTTCTTTAAATTCTCTAATAGCTGTATTAATATCATCAACATCATTTTCATTTTTAGCTCCTTTAGGAAATTCCCATTCAGGATATAAAAAATGATCTTTATTTAATAATAAATCATTAGCTTTAATTTTTTTTCTAACTTCATTAAATTTCTTTTCACTTTCAGGAAAAAAAGTTCTAGTAGTATGTAATGTATTCCATAAATCTTTATAAGATTTAGTTAATATACTATCAAATTCACTTTGTGACATTTCATTTAATAATTTAGCAATTTTACCATTTTGACAAAGATTATATTTACTATGAATAAAATCATAATATGCATAGGAAAATTTTTTAGAAATTAATAAAAATCTTAAATTTTCTTTAATATGAATAAAATTTTTAATATTATTAATACTATTACATTTCAAACCATTATGAATATATAAACTTTTTTTAATATTACTTAAAAATTCATTAATTAAATTATATAATTTAATATCATCAGTTTTTAATGCAATAATTCCATAACTTTTTTTAGGTTTCATTTTCTTTTTTTGTAATAATCTTAAATGATATTTTGTATTTAATAAATTATTATATTTATTATTCATAGTCATTAATGTTTCAGAAGAAGATTTATAATTTTTATTTTCATAATTAATATTACTCTCATTTTCAATTATTTCATCATATTGTAAAGATTGCATATCTTTTTTAATAAAATAATTATCATTTATCTTTTAATATATATATAATTATTAAATAAAATTATTATATTTCATTTTTTTTAATAATATAAAAAAATTGATTATACAATAATATAATTATAAATATATAAATTTATAATGAATATAATATTTGGAGATAGTTTTATTGGACCATTTACATTAATAAAAGATGATAATTTATTATTAAAAAAATTTAAAGGTAAAACTATGAGAGGTATATCAAAAATAGATACTGAAGATTATAATACATTATATAATATAATAAATGTTAATAAAATTAATAAAGGTATAAAATATGTATGTTTTATGTTTGGTCAAGCAGAAATATTATTTTCAATGTATTATGAAATGTTTGTAAAAAATAATTATAATATTAAAACATTTTTAGAAGAATCAAGTGAAAGATATTGTAAATTTTTATTAAGTTTAAAAAATATTATGAATAATAAAAAAGTTATATTTTCAATTTGTCCATTAATGTTAAAAGATGAAGAAGTTATTCATAGTTTATATTTATATCCAATTATTGATGAAGAAATATTAAAACAAATTCCAAAAAATTTAAGAGATTTAATATTTTCATATGATTTTAGAAATAATTGCAGAATGTATTTAAATAATTTAAATAAACAATTTTGTAAAAAATATAAAATGAAATTTATTAATTATGATGAAATATTAATTGATAAAACAACAAATAAACCTTTAGATATATTAAAGGTAAAAGAATCAGATTATAATATTCATCCATATTTTGAAGAAATAATAAAATTATATTTATCAAAATTAAATTTTATGAATATTAATAAAGAATATAAAGAAGATTTAACTAAATCACATGAAGAATATAAAAATATTAAAAAAGAATTATCAGAAGAAAGATATAATAATTTAACATTTATAAAATGTAATGAAAATATTGATGAAAAATATAATAATAAAATTATTTCATTAGAAAAGCAATTAAAGGAGATGAAAGAAGAAAATGAAAAAAATATATAATAAAATTTTTTTTTATAATTAATAATATATAAAATTAAAATGATTTCAATTTATAATAGATATTTATTAAATAAAATTTATAATATTAATAATTTAATATCATTAATATCAAAATATTCTAAATTAAATAAAACAGATATTATTACATTTTTAAATAAAGAAGATAATGAATTAATTATATTAACTGATAATAATAAAACATGTGGATTTATATTAGGAGAATATATAATGTATAATACATTAACATATAAAATAAATATAATATATTTAGAAAATGAAAAATATAATGAAGAAATAATAAAAGAATTATCAAATTATTTAAAAAATCAATCAATATTTAAAATAATAAGTAATAAACCAATAAATAAAGAATTTAAATTATTAAAATATAAAGGAAATAATATGATGAATGAATATAATTATATTTATGAATATTCGATTAATTATTAATAATTTATTTAAATAAATTATTAAAAAAAATATTCTTATTATTAATTATTATTTTATTTGTTTAATTTAACATTTATTTATTTATTATTTTATTTATTTAATTTAATATTTGTTTCACTTTTAGAATCTTTATCTTTATCAGAATTTTTATTATTATTTAATTCTTCACTTTTAGTATCATTATTAAATTTTTCATTTAATTCTTCAATTGCATTACTAGGTGTAGTAGTATTAGAATAATTACTATTAACAGAATATTCACTATCATAAGTATAAGCAATTAAACCTTTAACAAATGTATTTCTATTATCTTTAATAACTTCAAAACTAAGAATTTCCTTATCAGTAGATAATAATTCTAATTGATGAATAAATTCATTTTTATTAATTTTATTAAAAATATCATTACTTGTACAATATTTTTTATAATTTTTATACATATCATTAACATTAATACCATCTTTATTAACATTTTCAGTATCATTAGTATAATAATATTTCAAGAATTGTAAATATTTATTACCTTCAATTTTATAATCTCTAGTAGATAATTGAACATCTTCAGGAGGTTTATAACCAATATTTTTATATTCTTTATATTTTTGAACTAATACCCATAAACCAGCTTCTAACATTTCATCAGTTAATAAATATTTTTCAATATCAGGATCAGCTTCACGTTCATTATATTCAAAATCTTCTTTTCTTTTTTCTTTAGGATTAACAAATTTAACATCAAAATTAAATTTAACAACCCTACGACTAACTGCAAAATCAATATTATCAAAAGGTGGCATATCATTACAAGTAATTATAATTTTAAATTGTGGATCAAATTCTGATTCATCTTCGAATAAACCTCTTGCAACAATAGTATCATTACCTGTTAATCTTTTCATAATTGCAGTTTGAATTAAATCAGTATTATTTGCTTCATCCATAACTACCAATCTTTTATGTTTTAATCTTATCATATCAGGAGATGCATCAGCACTTTTACCTTTCTTTTGAGTTAACATACTATAATTAGATATTGTACAATAATTAGAAGTAAATAATTTAGTTAAAAATTTCATTAAACCAGATTTACCATTACTACCTTTACCATAAAAGAAGAAAATTTTATTATCATCATTACGACCATATAAACAAGAACCTAATACTCTTAATAAATATTCTGCATTTTCTTTTTTTAATTGTAAAGAATAAATATAATTTAAGAATTTTTTAACATATTCACTTTCCCAAGTTAAATTAGGATTATATTTACAACCCATAGATAAAGATACAAAATCACTAGGATTTCCTTCTCTAAAACAATCAGCATTATCTAAATCAATAATACCATTTTTAACACCTAATAAATTTTTCTTTTGATCCATTAATTTATTATATTTATCTAAACTAATTTGTGTTTTAATTAAAAATTGTTTAACAATACCATTATTTAAATCAGCAATATTATCAAAATCATTAATAACTTTTTGATATTTATTTTTCTTTTTATTAAAATCTTTTTCATCCATAGTTTTATTTTTCTTTAAATCTTTTTTATTTTGATTTAATTGAATTTCATATTGTTTAGCTAATTTTTTATATTCTTCATTAATTTTACTAATTTCTTCATCTTTTTTACTTAATAAATCATTAACTTCTTCAGAATATTTAGATATATTCTTACTATTAGTTGATTCATTAATTTTTTTATTTAATGATTGAATAGTTTTATCATATTTATTATCAATATCTTTAACTTTTTTATTTTTTTCTTTATTTAATTCATTAATTTTATTATTAAATTCTTTTGTTAATTTTTCTTCTGCTGTATTTATAACTTGCTCTGATTTTGATGCAATATAATCATTAATAAATTTTGCTTTTCTTTTTTCTAATATTGTTTGACAACGTTGAATTTGGGGTATTAAATGTCTACCATTTTGATCTATAATCCATCTTTTACCATTAAATCGATAAATAATTAATTGACTTCTCTTTTTTAATGATTCTGATACTGCAAGATATAAATTACCAAATTTAGTAAAAGGTATCATTGATTCTTTTTGTATAGTTCCACCTTCTATTGCTTTTTCAATAATATCTTGATAAATATCATTAAAAAGATTATCATATTCTTTAGGATTATCTCTTTGAGCATATAATTCTAAAGTTTTAATACTACAAACTTTACCTCTAGATTTACATGTTTTCCAATTTTTTAAACATTCTTCTTCATTATAATTAGTTGATTGTTTTGACCAATTTAAATATTCTCCAAATAAACTAGGATCTGTATTATGTAATGCCCATCCAATATATAACCAATCTTGATAATTATCTGCACGTTTTGGATTAATAAGTTTTAATAAACATTTTGCCCATTCAATCCTTTCTAATTGTTCATTAGTAAATTTATAATCAGCAGAACATAAAGTATTAATTTCAGTTGAAATACTTTCATTTAATTTATTATCAACTAAAGCTGGTGTTTTAGATTTTATTATTCCTTCTCGTTTTAATATTGATATATTATTTAATTTTATTAAATATTCATCATATATTTCATCTTTTACTTCTAAAGGAGATGCATATTTATATTTTCTTACACTTAATTGTTTTACTGATAATAAATCATATACACCTCTTGTTTGAGTTAATTTATATTGTGGTCTAATATGTATTTTACCTGCTTTATCTTTTTCTATTTTAGTTGAACCATACATCATCCAACAATTTCTACTAATTGTTGATTCATCTAATATAGTTTCTGGTGTATCATCAGTTGGTAAATTATTAAATAATCCTGTTGTATTAATTTCTTGTAATATTAATCTATATATAAAATGTCTATCAACCTTCTTTATTGGTAAATCATAAACAATATGAACACCATCTTTAAAATATGTTTCTTTTGTAATATTACCATCTTTATCTTTTACTTCTTTTTCTATTTTTGTTGGTGTTGGTTTTTCAAATAATAAACCATTAATATCATATTTATCCATTATAAAATAATATTTAAATTTATTCTCTATAATATCCATAACTTTATTTAATAAATCATTCATATGATATATTCTACTTACATTATTTGGTAATTGTTTATATTTAAAATCTAAATCAATTAATAATGGACCAATCTCACATTGTCTTTCTCCAATATTTAATTTATATTTTATAAATTTTTCAGCATTATTAATATATTCTTCATTTTCTACAATTGAAGCATACAAATTTAAAAATTCATCATATTTATCATCAGGAATAATATAAGCACCAGATGGAGAACTAACTCTTTGATTAGTAATCAATTCTTTATTATCTTTATTTTTATCATATAAAGAACTATTTAATAATTTAATAAATTGATTATATAATTTATCTAATGATGTATTTTTATCTTTTGATTTAGAAAATTTAACTTTTAAATATTTTGGAGATAATTTTTGTATAATTGGTTTTTTATTATCTTTAATAATTAATTCTTCAGGTTCTTCATCTGAACTTTCTTCTTCATTTTCTTCTTCATTATCTTCATCTTCTTCATCAGATGTTGTATCTTCACTTGAATTATCATCATCTGATGATGTTTCTGATAAACGATCTTTTTCACTATCTTCTGATGTATCAGTTATATTATCTTCTAATTCTTGACTTGTAATACTTTCTGTATTTTCTGTGTCATCAGAATTTGTATATTTACTTGACATTTTGTATAAATCGTTTATTGGAATATGTTTTTAATATAAAATTTTATTTTATCAATTTTTTATTTTTTTATTAAATTTTTAAAAAATAGTTAAATTAATAATATTTAATATTATTATTGTTAAAAAAAGATATAATTTTTAATAATTTTAAAAATATTAAAAATATAGTTATATTTATTTATTTTTTATTTTTTAATTATTTTTATCAACAAAATAATATTCAAAATTAAATTTAATCATTCTTCTATTTATTCCGACTGGCTCCATAATACTAGGCATAATACTAGGTATTAAAACTATTTTAAAATTATTTGAATTTGAATTATTCATTTTTATAAAAATAATATAAATAATTATTAATATTTAGATTTTCATTTTTTTAAAAAAATAAAATATTTTAATTTTAATTATGATTTAAATTAATGATTTAATATAATCCATATTTAAAGGGATATCATATCTATTAATACTCATCATTTTATTTCTTAATTCATTTACTAAATTTTCATCTAAATAATTATCTGATTTTTTAAAATATTCATTAATTTCTTCTTCTGTATGATTTAAACAATAATTTAATATTTTTGATTGTTTCGCTTGTAATTCTTTATATGCTGAACATACTGTTGGTTGACTTATTGAAAAATATTTTGCCACATCTTTTTTTGCAAAATTAGGTTTCATATATCCTTTATAAACTAAATATACTAAACATACTGATAATGCTTGACTTAATGGATTATGATTAGGTATTAATTTGTCATATTGAATATATAATAACATCTTTTTAATATTATTAATATCAGATTTTTTAGTAATATTAAAACATCTAACCATTGTTTGTAAATAATCATATGGATAATAAAAACATGTAATAGGAATAAATCTTTTTAATTCTGGATAATTTTCAATTAATTTATTTATTATTCTACATTCTTTATGTATATATGATTGTTTTAAATTATCTATTGATTTCGCTATTTTTGATATGGTTAATAATATTCCATTCTTTAAACATGCATAATATATACATGCACCTTTTAATCCTCCATTATTTCGACCTCTTGCTTTAATAAATTTATTTGATTTATCATTTTTAATAATTTTAATAACATTTTGATAAATTAATTGAGCATCATCTGCTATATTCTTTTGTATTCCTAAATCTGTACAATATTTATTTATTTCATTCATTATTTTAAATAATTCTTTCTTTTCATAATCTATTGTTGTGTTATATCTTGTCGCTAAATTATTTAATTGTTTATTTTTTATTCCTTTTAATTTTATTGTTTCTGTATTATCTATTGGATGATATGAATTAATTTTTTCATTATCTATTCCATCACTTATTTTTGTCATTTCATAATTTATTTCTCCACATATTGTACAAACATATAATCCTGAATTATCACATATATAATTACATTTATGAGTATTTTCATTTATTTCTTCTTTTTCTTCTTTTGGATTAATTATGTTTTCTAATTTGTTAATATTATAAATTAAATCAAAATTTAAATCCATAATATTTTTATTATATATATATAATAATATATTTATAATCATTTTTTTAAAATTTAATAAATAATATAATTAATAATACAATGAATAATATTTTTAATATTGGTTTAATATAATATCCATAATTGAAATTGTAATAATAATAATTAAATAAACTACAATTAATAAATTTTTTAATTAATACATAAATTATTAATGCTAATGTAATAATTATTATTAATTTAATAAAATTTATTAATTCATCTTTTATTTTAATTGATTGAGAAGTTAATAATTTCATTTTTATATATTGATAATTTAATTTTATATTATTAAATAAAATATTTTTATATAATTAATATATATTAATTTATTATTATGGAATATTTAGTATTAATTATTATTATATTATTTTTATTTATTTCAATATTAATTTTATTAAGTTCAATTATATCTATTAAATATCAATCTCAACCTAAATATATTTATAGATATGTTCCTAAAAAATTTTTAGATCAAGAATATTATGATAATTTACCTTCTGATATTTTTAAAACTATGTTTTCTTCTGCTTCTCCTTGGACTGTAGATAATACAACTTATAGAGATTTTAATAAATCTGAAAATGTTAATAAATATTTTATTACTCAAGTTTAATATCTTATTTAAATAAAATATATAAATTAGATTTAAATAAATCTTTTTAATATGTATAAACATATAAATTTTTATTATTAACTTTAAATTTATTTTTATTATTTTCACAATGTAATATTTTTAAATTATTATTTATATTTAATTCATCTAATGAATTATTTTTTACATTTAATACTTTTAAATTTAATATTTGATCTATTTTTAATTTATCTAATTGATTATTTCTTAAATCTAATATTATTAAATGTTTCAATGTATTCAAATTTAAACTTGTTAAATTATTTCCTTTACCATTCAAATATAATATATTCGGGCATTGATAAATATATAATTTATTTAAATTAATATTACCAATACTTACATATAATAAATTTGGACAATTAATAATATATAATGTATCTATATCAGAATAATTAATATAAAGATATTTTATATTACTATTTACAATAGATAATTTCTTTTTATGATAATAAATATTTTTATTAATATCATTACCATAAATTTTTAATATATCTTGATCAATCTTATTAATATATATAACATCTTTTGAATTATTTAAATGAATAATTTTATTTGATTTAGCTAATGAATATTTATAATTATTTATTGATTCATTACATACTAAATTTCTATATTCATAAAAATATTCATTATAACATTTTTTTTCATAATCAATATTATTACAATTATTATATATTTCATTTAAAACATTATCATTATATTTAAATACTAAATTATTTTTAGGTTTTTTAAATATAATATTAATATTATCTGTTATTTTTTTCTTAATATTATCACATAATATATCAAATGTCATTGTAAAATTTATATTATTATTATTTTTATAATAATTAATAATATCTTCATTAATATGATTATTTATATTTGATAAATGATTATTAAATATTTCAATAATATCATTCTTATTTAAATTCAATGTATTATTAAATTTTTTTCTATTATGATTACATAAACTATCAGTTATATTATTATAAAAGTCTTTATTATTGAAAAAATCTTTATTATTGAAAAAATCTTTATAATTATTGTAAAAGTCTTTATTATTATTGAATGACATTTTTTATAGTAATATAATATAATTAAAAAAATAATTTTTAAAAATTCAATTTTTTTAAATATTTAAATATTAAAATATGTCTATTGATTTATTAAAAAATTGGGACCCTTACAAATATCTTACACATAATGAAAGAAAAGAATTAACCTTACAACAATTTAATGATGATTTTGAAAAGGCTAAAGAAAAAACAAGAAAAGATATTGAACAATTAGAAAATGATGAACTTAAAAAATTAAATTATGATGAAGAAATTAGATATAAAAAAAGTCAGGTTTCATCTTTATTAGAATTTGAAAATATTAGAGATAAATGGAGTGAATATATGTTTAATTTTATTAAAAAAACTGTTTCTTTTAATTTTGATTATAGTAATGTTGAAATCGTTTATTTCTTTTTAACTATTATTTTTATGATTGTTATTTATTTTATTTTATTCTTATTTTACTCCTTTATTAAAAATAATGATAAAAATAATAATGATATTAATATTAATCTTCATATTAATTAAGATATTTTTTTAAATCTTCTAAATGATTAATATTTTTATTTATTATTATTTTTATTTCATTATCAAATTTATGTTTTATTATATTTATTATATTATTAGTATTTTCTAATAATGTTAAATCAATAATAATTTTATAATTATTATTTTCTATGTAAATATCATTAATATTATTATAACAATCAAACATATTATATTCATTCATTATTACATCTAATTCTTCATATCCAATATTTTTATAATAAAATTCTTTTAATAATTCTAATGTAAAATATTTAATATAATATTTATTATTATTTTCTAATACAAGATACATTTTAATAATTTATTAATATTAATAATAATATTAAATAAAAATTCATTTTTTTAATTATTATATTTTTGAAAAATATAATTTTAAAATATAATAAATATTTATAAATTAATTTTTTTAATGTTGGATTTTATTAAAGATATATTTTATAATACATTTTTTTATTTAATATTTTGTATTATTTGTGTTTCTGTTATTTATTATAATAAAAAATATGGTGATAAAATAAATTATCAATATAAACAAAATTTAGTTAATCGTAAAAATTATAATTAATATTATTTTATTTAAATAAAAAAAAATCAATTTTTAATTAAAAACGTTATATTGTAGCATAACTAATCCAGTTATATTAAATCTATCAACTTGACAATTATTAAAAATGAAAACCGATATATTAGGTATATAAACTTCTCCAAAATATTTAAATATTTTTAATTTAACATTTTTAAATGTTATAGGTTTAGTAATATATTCTGGAAAGAAAAAATCATTTAAATATTCATTTGAATTATCAATAATAGACATATGATAATTTTTTTGATTTATACATTCAATTAAACAATCATGATTAATATTTGTTATATCATATTCTATTTTTGTTTCTGATAAACTAATTATTTTTTGTTTAGAATATTTTAATTTATCATTATAATTATCTATAATAATATATTCATCATTAATATTTAATTCTGATATAATATTATCAAACATTTTATCAGATGGTTTTTTACAACGAATATAATGAATTTCTTTATTATCAACAATATCTGGATTTTCAGGTATATCTTCTATTAAAAGTTCTTTATCTTCTAATGAACAATAAATACAAATTTGATATATAATAAAATCATTAATATTTTTTAGTTTTTTTAATTCAAAATGCATATTTAATTATTAATAATTAAATAATAGGTGTTATATTTAATTATAATATTATAAAATTTCAATTTTTTAAAATATTTTATTTAAATAAAATAATTATTCATTTTGATTATTATTAGTTATATTATTCTTGATTTTAATAAATTTTTTTAAACATTCTTCTTCATTATAATTAGTTGATTGTTTGGACCATTTTAAATAATCTTCAAATAAACTTGTTTGTATATTATGTAATACCAAATTAATATATAACCAATCTTGTTCAGCTCTTTTAGGATTAATAATTTTTAGTTTTTTTAATTCAAAATGCATATTTAATTATTAATAATTAATAATAGGTATTATATTTAATTATAAAATTATAATATTATAAAATTTCAATTTTTTAATGTTTGATATAATTAATATTTTGTATTATTTGTGTTTCTATTATTTATTATAATAAAAAAATTGATGATAAAATAAATAATCAATATCAATAATATAAAAATAATAATATTGGTTATAAATAAATTATTTTATTTAAATAAAATAATAAAATAATAAAAAAATAAATCTTTAATTCATATAAATTATTAAATTTATCAATATAATTTTTATTAAATTAATTAATTATATATACTTTTATTAATTAATTTTAATAAAATTTATATAAGTAAATATACTTTTTATAAAAGTCGCTTTTTTAAGGATAATTTTTATAATATTTTTCCTTAAAAAAGCGACTTTTATAAAATAAATATATACTTAATAATAAATTTAAAAATATTATTAAAATTTAATAATTACATTATCATTTTTAATTATATTATAAATTTCTTTCATATTATTTATATAATTTTCATTAAATTTAAATATATATTGATATCTTATTTTATTTATAATAAAATTATCTTTATTAGTAATAATTAAATTATTATCAATATATTTATAACAAGTTAATATAAATTGATTAAATAAATATAAACCATTAATACATTTTAACCTTTTATTATTTTTATCATTATTTACTTCTTTTAATAAATTATCAAAATTTTTATTTTTTAATTTTTTATTTCTTTTTGTATTATCTTTTGATGTAAATAATTTTTCAATATTTTCTTTATTATCATTAATAAATTTAATTAAATTATCCTTATTATATTCTTTTAATAATTCAAATTTATTTATTCCTAATTCTTTATTTAAATTAATTAATATTTGATAAACATATTTTAAATTATTTCCATTATTATTTATAATTTTAATAATATCTTCATTATTATTTTTAAATATATTTTCGATTTTATTTAAATCATAAATAAATAAATATCTACTATGTAATATTCTATTTATATTCTTTTTATTTTTAATTAATTCATTTAAATATAATTTTAATTCATTATTACATAATTCATAATTTTTATCTAATTTAATTTCTTCTAATATCTTTATATTATCATAATTATTTATTTCATTATATTTTTTATCATCAATATTATAATCTTTAGTTTCATTAAAATCATAATAATTAATTTTATATCCTTGATATTTACTTAATAATTTTAAACAATATAATTTATTATTATTTGTAATATAATTATTATATTTATTATGTATAACAATATTTAAGAAATCAATAATATCTTTATATCTATTACTTAATAAATTATTCATATTAAATAAAATATCAATATTATTAATCATATTATTATTATTTAATAATTCAAATACTTTATTATTATTATTTTTAATATTATTAATATAATTTTCTTTAAAATATTTAAAAAATAAAATATTACATTGATTATTATTAAATAAAGATAAAATATTAATATTTTTACATTTTCTACTTCTTGAAAATTGTTGAAGCATTAAATAACTATTAATACTTTTACCTTTATAAATTACATAAATATCTTCATATTCAATTTGTATATCAATACCATAAGTAATTTTAGGTGAATATATTATACATTTATTATTAAATGTATTATTACAATCATTTACAAATTCTTTATTATATCTTTCTCTTGTAATTAATACAAAATAATTATTTTTATCTTTATAGTTATCAATAAAATAATTATAAATTAAATTTGATAACCTACAACTATCACTACAAAATATAATACTTTCATTATTAATTATTTTATTATTAATATTAAATTTATCAATAAATGATATTATATTATTTAAATCATTAAAATCTTTATTGTATAAATAATTATTAATAATTTTATTACTACATTTTTTAAATTTATTATAATAAAATAAACTTTTCATATTATTACAATTAAATAATTTATTAACTAATAAATATGTATCTTCACAAAATAAAGCATCACAAAATATTATATGATTACAATTTTTAAATAAATTAATTAAATTATAATAATTATTAGAAATATTATTATTTGTTTTACTTAAAAACCTACTTATAAAACTTGTTATTTCATCAATTATAATAATATCATAATTATTATATATTTTATAAATTTGTTCTAAAGAAATATTTAAATTATCATATTTATTATATTCATAAGGTTTAATATCATTATAATTAATAATATTGAATTCTTTTAAATCATTGCATAATTTATCTCCAAGACTAATTAAAGATGATATACATAATATATTTAATTTCATATTGATATTAATATTATTGTTTTTTAAACATTCATTATATTTAATATTCCAATAATTAATAATTTTTTTAATAATTGTAGTTTTACCAGTTCAAGGAGTGCAGGCACTCCTTCAAGCAGGAGGTTTTACCTCCTGGTTCCAACAGGAGATATTAAACAAATATTATTATAATCTTTAATATAATTAAAATCATTATCATTAATAAATTCATTTTCTACTTCATAATAATTAAATTTTTTATTATTAATTATTTCATCTTTAATATTTAATTTTATTAAATCATTAATTTTAATATCATATTTAATATGATTACTAATTATATATTTACATTTATAATTTTGTAATTCTTCATTTAATAATTTAATATCAATATTTTTATCTTTTAAAAAATTATATTGTTGTTGTTTAGTTATATTATAATCTTGTCTTATCCAATAAAATAATGTTCTAAATGTTTTTTTCTTATATACTTTTTTATTAAATGTTTCATTAATTATAGTTAATGAATAATCATCATATTTTTTAGATTTTTTAGATAAATTAATAGAATAATTATATAAATGATAAGTATGACATAAACAAATTAAATTATACCATTTATTATAATCTTCTAATCTATCATTATTTAATAAATTAAATACTTTATTTAATTCATTTGTAATATCTTTATTTTTAATATCTTTAATAATACATTTTTTAATTGATTTTATTATTTTCTTATTCTTAATATTTTTATACTTTTTAATTTTTTTATTAATTTGTTTATCATAATCTTTATATTTTTTTACAATATCATTAAATTCATTAATATAATTGTTATTTATTATAATTGATGTATTAAATGTAGTTTGCATCGAAGTAATAAATAAATGATGAAATTTATCATTTTTATTTAATTTAATTGTTGTTTTATCATAATTAATTAAATAATAATTTGGTTTATGAGGTATTTTTTTATCAATTAATTTACCAATTTTAGTATCTTTATTATATATATAAATATAATAAGGCTTATTACAATATAATAATCTAAATCCATTATCTGCCATATGAATATCAATAATTTTATTCCAATTAAGATTAATATTTATTGAATTTAATTTATTAATTAATTTATCAATAATAAAAATATATTGATTTTGATTAACAAAAATAAAAGGAAAATATAAATGAATATTTGAATTATTATTAATTTTATTTGACCAAATATATTCATATGGATTTATTATATTATCTTTATTATTATCATTATATTTTAATACATAATCAATATATTCATTATCAATATTATTAATATTATATTCAAAATAATATTCTATTATCTCCTTTATATATTTTGGTATATCTTTATATAATTCATTAAAATCTATTTCATCTAATGATTTATATTTATTAGTATTTAAATGTTCATTATCATATTTAATATCAACATCAATTACTAATTTAAATATATCACTTTTATTATGTCCATCAATAATCATTGTTGTATTATTACATAAAGGATAATAAAATTGTTTAAATTTTTTAACATCAATATTAGGTATATTATCTAATTTATTAATATTAGATATAATAAAATTAAATACTTCTATAGTATTATTAAATTGTTTATATCTAAATATATTCTTACCACCATATAAACCACATAATCTATAAAAGTTATTTTTTGTATAAGATTTTATATAATCTTTTTCTTCTTTTATTATATATCGGTTGTTTATCATTTTTTTAATTTTAGATTTAAAAAATATTTGTTTTATATATAATAAATAGAAATAATTTTATATAAAAAAACAAATTATTAAAAATATATAATAAATAATATATAAAATGTCATCTAGAAATGATTTTATTATTGAAATATTAAATTTTACATTAAATAGTGATTTATCATTAATGTATAAAAAAGTATATTTAAAAAAATTTATTAAAGAATATTTAAATAATGATAATAAAGATATATTAATGAATATTATTAAAAATTATAATGTAGAAATTTATGATTATATATTTTTAGAAAGATATGATAAAAGTAGACAAAATTATCAACAAGTTTTAGAAAGACAAAAAAAATATAATGAAGAACATAAAGAAGAATTAAAAGAAAAACGAAAACAATATTATCAAAAACATAGAGAAGAGAAATTACAAAAAGTTAAAGAATATCAATTAAAAAAGAAAGAAATTAATAATCCAAATGAATAATTATTTTATTTAAATAAAATAATTTTTATTAATTAAAAATAAAAAATTGATATTAAATAGTATATTTTATGTTATATAGAAAAATAGCATAAAAATGAGTGAAAAAAATACAGATAGATATATGCAAAATGAATATGTTAAAATATTTAAGCAAGAATATAAAACTGAAGGAAATAAAGAATTATTTAAATCAAAAATACCAGATGGTTGGGATATAATAGAAGATAAATTATTAATTATAATAGAAAATAAAAAATTAGTAAAACAATTAAAAGAAGCAAAACAACAAATTAAAGAATATTATGATAATTTACCAAATGAAATAAAAGAAAAATATAAAATATATTTAATTATTGGATTAGGTAATACATTAAAAACATTTAAATATAAAATATTTGATTATAATTTACAAGAAATAAATAAAACATTACAAAATATAAATGAAGAATTAATAGAAAAACCAATATTTAATATTGAAGAAATACATAAATTAAATCAATATTTATATGATAATTCAATTAATCTTCCTAAATCACAAAAAACCTTATTTATTGCTTCTGTATTAATTTGTTTGAAAATAGATAAAGATTTTATTAAAGATTATAATGAAGAATCAAATTCTTATATTATTGCTGATAAAATGATTGAAACAATACAAAATTATTATGATGATGTTATTTTCACAAATAATTTTAAATTTATTCAAAAATCTATACATAATAGACATTTATATCATATATTTAATGTTTTATCAATTGATATTAAAAATTATGGAAAAGATATTTTAAATCAATTTTATAGTGAATTTTGTTTGTGGGATAAAAATAATGATGCATCACTAGGTGTTGTATTAACTCCTCACGATATAGTTGAATTAATGGTTGATTTATTAGATTTAAATAAAAATGACAAAATATTAGATTTTTGTACAGGAACAGGAAGTTTTTTAATAGAATGTGGAAAAATAAATAATAATCTTTATGGATGTGAAAATAATGAAGAAAGATATAGTTTAGCGAAATGTAATTTTATTTTACACGATTTAAATTATACAAATTTAAAATATAATTCTTGTTTTAATGAAAATTATGAAACAAATTATTTTGATAAAATTATTATTAATCCTCCTTTTAGTTGTAAATGTCAAGATGAATTAAATAAACATAATAAATTTAAATGGAAATCATTTGATGAAGAACAAAAATTTATAATATATATGATAGAATTATTAAAAATAAATGGTTTAGGTTGTTGTATTATACCAAGAAGTAATTTTAATAATAGTATTAAATCAACAAATGATTTTAAAAAAGAAATATTAAAATATTGTAAAATATTAAAAATATATAATTGTAATTCTAAAGTATTTATTCCAAATGCAAATGTAGAATGTACAATATTATTATTTCAAAAAATTAATAATTATAATGAAGAAAAAGAAATTGATAATTCAAATGTTGAAATTATTGATTATTCAGATGATGGATATAAAATAAAAAAGAAATTACGATATTATGACCATAAACCAAATTTAAATAATAAACAATATAAACAATTAGAATATAATAATGATTGGAATTATAGAAAAGAAATATTATTTAATATTAATGATTTAAAAAAAATGATTGAAGAATATAATAATAATTATCAATATGCATTAAATAAATATAATATTAATAATAAAAAATATAATGAAGTTAAAGAATTAAAATATAAAAAAATTAAATTTTTAGATATATTAGAACCAATTAAATATAAAACATATACATATGATAAATGTGAAGATGGAGATATTCCCTTTTATGTAGCTTCACAAATGAATATACCAAAAGGATATAAAAATGTAATAAGTATTGATTGTGAAAAATTAAAATTAGATAAAGTATTATGTATTAATAAAAGTGGTGAAGGTGTAATTGGTTATTGTCATATAAGAACAGGTAAATTTGCCTGTAATTCATTAGTTGGAGTATTTAAAATGAAAATAAATTTAGATATTCCAAATATTGTATTAATACAAGAACAAATTAAAGCAAAATATAATCATCATTTTGAAAATTTAAATAATACAATATTAAATGAATTAGAATTATATTTATTAGATGAAGATTTTAATTATGAATTTAATTATAATTTAACAAATTATATTAATCCAGATATTATTATTAAAGAATGGAAATTATTAAAAATAGATGATTATTTTGAATTATTACCTAGAGCAAAGGATTTAATAGGTGGTAAAGAAATAAAAAATAATGGTATTTATCCCTTAATATCAACATCATCAATAAATAATGGTATTATTAAATTTATTGATACATATGATTATGACGGAGAAAATAATAACTATTTAACAATTGCAACAACTGGAACAACTGGTAGTTGTTTTTATCAAAAATTTAAATTCTCTGTTACAACACATAAAATATTTATATTAAAACCAAAAGAAAATAATAAAATATCTCTTCATATATGGGCAATGATGATTAATTATTATTTACCTAAAAAATATTCATATTCAAATGGAATTTCAATTAATAAATTATTAAATGAAGAAATTAATATGCCTATTTGTTAAAAAAAATATTAAATAATCCAAATGAATAATTATTTTATTTAAATAAAATAATTTTATTATATAATTATTTAATATATAAACAATGAATAATTATTTAGAAGAATTAATTTCTTCTATTATTTGTTTAATACATATTTTAATTATATTATGTATTTTTATTATTCCTTTTCTTAATTCTAATTATTTATTATTTTTATATTGTTTAATAATACCAATGATACAAATGCATTGGTTATTAAATGATGATACTTGTGCATTAACAGAATTAGAAAAATTTATAAGAAAAGATAAAGATAAATCAAAATGTTTTACCCAAAAATTATTTGGTCCAATTTATAATTTTAATAATAATAAAAAATATTCTGCATTTTCTTACATTTTATTAAATATTTTATTATCTATTTGTATTAGTAAATTAGTTAATAAATATGAAAATGGTGAAATTAATGAATTCTGGGATTTGTATGAAATATAATATAATTATTTTATTAAAATAAAATAATATTAATATATAAATAAATGGGGCAAACTAAAAAATATATTAATTTATTTAATAGTTATTATAAATTAAATGATAATAAATTAAAAACATTAAATTTATTAAAAATAAATAATGAAAAAGAAAATATTGAATTAGAAAATAATAAAATTACAAATAATGAATTAAAAGAATATGTTTATGAATTAACAAATGATACACCTAATAAATCAATATTACATAAAATTAAACAAATTACTTATCATATATTAAATATTACAAGATTATTAATAAATAATAAAATAACACAATTATTATTAAATTTAGATATGGAACCAATTACAAGAATAATATCATCAATTGGTATAAAAGGATTAACATATATATTAAATAAAATATTATTATCAAAAATTTTTGAAGAATTAACAGAAGAAGAAAAGAATTTAATATTATCAATAATAAAAGATATAAAATATATTTATAAAAAATCTTGTGAATTATTAAATAAAACAATTATTAATATTATGAATTCTTCCTGTTGTTGTAAATAAATAATTAATATATAATAATGATAAAAAATAATAATATATTTAGAATAAAATATAATAATGATATAAATGAAATTAAATATGATAATAAAGATAAAATAATTATTTGTTATTATTTTATTAAAGATGATGATAAAATAAATGAACAATTAATAAAATTATGTAATGAAGATAATAATATTATAATATTATTAATAAATATATGTAATTATGAACCTAATTTAAATAATGAAGAAATAATAGATAAAATACCATTTATAAAAATATTTAATGATAAAGAAAATAAATATAATGATAAAATAAATAATATAATAACAAATACATTATAAATAAAATGTTAAATATAAATATTATAATAATAAAAAGAATTATTAATAAAAAATATGTTATTTAAATAACATATTATTAAAAATATTAATTAAAAATAAATTAATTATGAAAATATTTATTTTCATAATATGTACAACACAATAATATTATAAATTCTTTTATTATTTCTTCTTCTTTCCATTCATAATCTTCTATTAAATATAATCCATTTGCATAATATGATGATATATTTGCATAATTTGTATGTATCATATGACACATATAACCAATATGTAATTTATTTGTAATAATTTTAAAATCATTAATAATAGTATCATTTATATTATATAAAAAATTAGTTAATTTATCATCATTATTAATATTATTCATATATTTTTCAAATATATTAATATATTTTATATTAGATACAAAATTATATAAATCTTCATTAGTAAATAACATTTTATTTATAAGTATTTGTTATATATTTTTTTATCATAAATTATTATTATACAAATAATATATATAATTTATAATCAATTTTTTAAAATGAGTGTATTAAATAATCAAACATATATAGATAATTTAAATAATATTACAAATGAAATTAAAGATTTATTAGATAATAAAGAAAATATTGGACATATTAATAATATTCAAAAAATTATTACATTAGGTGATTTACATGCTGATATGGAAATATTATTAAAATTTTTATCAAAAATAGAATTAATAACTTATCAAGAAATTACATATAATGAATATAAAAATTATAATAATAATAATAATTATTATTATTATAAATATGATAATAATTATAAATGTAATTTATATTTAAATAATAATAATATTACATATGATGATATAATTAATAATTATCCATTATTTATAAATAAAAGGAGTTATTATAATATTGATGAAGATAATATAAAATATGATAGGTATGATTATAATAATTTATATAAAATAAATTTTAATATTGAAAAAATTAAATTATATAAAAATACAGTATTTGTATTATTAGGTGATATTACAGATTCACATTTTGAAAAGCATGATTTTAATTATAAATCAAGACAATTTATGTATGTTAATGATATTGGATGTTATCAAATAGTATTATTTTTAAAACATTTAATAAAAAAAGTATCAAATAATTATAATTTAAATATACAATTAAGAATATTATTTGGAAATCATGAATTTTATGAATTATTTAGAGATTCAAAAGAATTTATTGATGCTATAAAACATTTTAATAATAATAAACAATATACAGGATTATATTATACATTATTTCCGAATAAAGAATATACAAAAAATGGATTTGTTTATACATTAGATGATAATGAATATAATAAATATATGGAATATGTAGATAAAGATAATAATTTTATAAATAATTTTGAAGAATCAGAAATTTATAAAATAATAGATTTAAAATTTAAAAGAAGAAAAAATATTATATTAGATAATTTAAAAGATTTCGATTTTATTATTATAATAAATAATCAAATTTTATTATCTCATACATTTTTATTTAAAAATTTTATTATTGAATTAAAAAAAATTATTAGTAATACAAAAGATAATGATGATTATTATTTACATAATAATAAAGATTTTGATGAAGTTAAATTATTAAATATATTATCTAAATATGTTTTACATAAATTAAAAAATAATAATCATAATAATAATTCTAATAATAATACTTATAATAAAATTGTTAATAATTTATTTAATATATTAAATAGTCGTAATCCAAATCCTTATAAATATAATATATATAATGAAGGTAAAAAACAAACAATAAAAGAATTATATCCTGAATCTATTTTATGTAATGCTGATAATTATAATAATATAGATAATAATTATGTAAATAATTCTTGTAAAAATAAAATTCATATTGTTGGTCATATGCCTCAATTTAAAATTAATCGAAATAATTATACTCAAGAAGATAATATTAATAATGTACCAATTTATGATAATATTGAATATTTACATAAACCATATTATATATTTGATAAAAATATAAATAAAGAAACAAAAAAAATAAATAGTATAACTTCAATACCTTATAATGAATTTTATTTATATTATAATGATAATCATTTAAGTTTATCATTTAGTGATAATAAAGATGATTTTGAAAAAGATTTAGATCATTATTATTATTTAGAAATAAATATAGACAATAATAATATAACAAGAAAATTAATTCAATTTGATAAACCAAATATATTAAATTAATAAAATAATTTATTTAAATAAATTATTATATTTTATCTTTTATTAAAGAAAAAGGAATAAATGATTTTTTATAAATTATACTTAATTCATTTAAAAAATTAAATATTTTTCTTATATCACAATTATAATATTTAATAATATAATTAATACTATCTTCTGATATTATAATATTTAAATTATTTAATTTCCATAAACATCTTTCTAATAAATGTTTATTAGGTTTAATATCAATTCTTAATATTGCACATTTTGATATTATTGATTGAATTATATTATTATTATAATTACATACAAATATATAATGAATATTAGGATATTTAAATTCATCAACAAAATAATTTAATGTATTTTGGGCATCAATTGTTAAACTATCCATTTCATCCATTATAATAATTTTATTATCATAAAATGAACCTGCATTAATATATTCTATAACTTTATTTTTTATAACATCAATCCCTCTATCAACACTAACATCAATTAATAATTTATCAACATCTTTAATATTATTCATAAATGATTGTATAATTGTTGTTTTACCAGTTCCTGGAGGACCATATATTAAAAAATTTAAATTATTATAATGTTTAAATATAATATTTTTAACATTATCATTAATTAATAAATCGTCAATTTGAATATTCATTATTTATTAATATTATTATAATTATATTAATATAATTATAAATAAATCATTTTTTTAATTTTTTATTTTTATTTTATTAATCTATAATAAATACTTTCACCTGATACGTTATGTCTATATATTTTAACTATTTCTCCAATTTTACCACCAATATATCTAACAGCTTTATCCCAATGTGTAATTAATGGTAATTGATTAATTAAAATATTTGGAAAAGATTTTTTAAATTCTTCTTCACTAATTATTACATGTTTTTGATAATAAGTTGATTTAACATAAATTTCATAAAATTCATCTTTAGTAAAAATATTAATATTCTTTTTATATAATGTATCTTTACTAAAATCATATTTTTCAAAATTTATATCAGATAATATCATTATTCCATTTGTATATTTATAATTATTAATTTTATTAATAAATGTATTTAATTCTTTTTCATTAACATAACCAATTAAGAAATTATTAAATACTTTTATATCTCTATTTTTAATAATATTTAATATAATCGTTTTATCTATACCTTTTATATCTCTATAATGAATTAATTCTAATATATTATTTGCTATTAATTCATCAATTTCTGATTTAGATAAAAATACTGACATTATTATTTATTATAATATATAAATATTTTTTATATTATTATTTTTCATTTTTTTATTATTTTTATATATAAATTAAATATAAAACATGTCTTATAATAATTATTATATAACTGGTTATTATCCTAACAATGGACATTATAATCATGAAATTCCAATTAATATTTCTTTAGTTAATAATGGAAGATTTATTAATTGTATTAAATGTGGAAGACAATATTATCACGATAATTTAAGTTATAATTGTCCATTTTATGAACATTTCTGCCCATTCTGTGGATTACCCTCGAATAAATTCGAGGCTAAAAAAGAGCTTTGCTCTTTATTACCTTATAAATATTCTATTTTTAATTAAATAATATTTTTTATTATTAATAATAAAAAAAATAATATTATAAATAGAAATCAATATTATTAATTAAACTTTTATAAGGTAAATTATTTATTACATAAGATTTATTATTAATAAATATTGTATAAGATAATAATTTATAATTTGTAAATATAATTTTAAAATTTCTACTATTATTAATATTAATAAAATTTATTTTACCATTATTTAATAATACATGATTTAATGATAATAAATATAATGAATAATTATTTAATATATTAATATGATGAATTTGAAAATTTATAGATATAGTATTCATAAATAAAGTATTAAAACAACCATCAATATTTAATTGATTAATAATAATTTTATTTTTATTAAATCCATTAAATTGAATAGAAATATTTTTATTATTATTATTTATTAATGTTATATTTAAATTATTAATTGTTAAATCTTTATTAAAAACTATTTTAATAATATTTCTATTATAATTTAATAAATTAATATTAATATTAATATTATCTAATTTAATATTTTCATTTTTAATTACATAAATATTATTTTTACAATATAATAATATATCATTAGTTATATTTATAATCATATTATTATTTGTATATTTTATATTATTTTCATTAATTGAAATATCAAAATTTGTTTTATTATAATTATTAAAAATATAATTAATATTATTAATTAAAGTTATTTTATAATCTAAATCATTATATGTTTTAATATCATTACATATTTTAATAAATTCAATAATATTATGCTTAAAAATAAGAGAATTTATTTCTTTATCATTATATAAATTATCTACTAATGAATGTAAATAATCAATAATTTCATTTAAATTATGGGAATTAATAAATTTTATTATATCATTTATTGATGGTAAATCATTTAAACTTTTTAATTCTTCATTCATAATATTATATAATTAATTATATAATAAAATATTATTTTTTTTAATAAAAAAATATTATTTCAAAGATAACAAACAATAATATTAAAACCTTTAAATATATCCATTAATGAACTTCTAACTTCAGGCCATTCAAGTTTATCTAATCCACAACAAATTTTAGGCATAATTAATGTTTTAATATCATTTTCTTTACAATAATTATAAAGATTAATTAAACATCTTGATAATGCTTTATAAGTTGGTTTTTCATAAACACGATTTTTTGTAATTAAATTAGCAATATTATCAGTTATTAAACAACTTCCAATAATAACATCTTTTTTATCATATTTTTCTTTAATTTTTTCTTTTACTTTATATCTTTTTTCAATTTGTACAACAATACCTTTAGCAGTGGATAATGACATATTCATACAATGAACTAATAAATAATTATCTTTAATTTTATTAATTTCATCAAATATATTATTTTTAATTTCAATAATATTTGTTTGCATATTAAAAAATAATAAAATATTGAAAATATAATTAATTTGATATAATTAATTTGATATTATCAAAAAATCAATTTTTATAATAATAATATATAAATGATTTATGCACCTAAACCAATAAAAGTAATACCACACTGTCCTTTATTAGATGAAGAATATGATGAATATGATGAATATAATGAAAATAATGTATATAAAGGAATAATATTAAAAAATAAACTTATTACAAGAACAAAAAGTTTAAAAATAAAAAAGAAAAAACCAATAAAAGGATATGGTATATCTAAAAAATTTACTAATAATTTATTATTTAATACTAAACATATATTATATGTAAATAATAAATTAATGAAAACATCAAAATTATATAAAATAGATAGTAATACATTTATTGATAATAATAAAAAAAAATATTTAATAAAAGAAATAAATAAGAACCAATTTAAAATATATAATATTATTCATAATGTTATTAAAAGAAAATAATTTATTTTAATAAATTAATTTTATCTCCTAAGTTATTATTAGTAATAATCAAAAAAACTAAGAAAAAATAAAATATTTAAACTTTATTTATGTTTATCATCCTGAGTTTTAATCTTAAAGTTGAACTTGTTCAACTTTAACCAAACACCTTTTAAAGAATTCATTGTATTATTATCAAACTCGATATGTCGAGATTGACAAGAATTAACAAAATCAATAAAAGATTTGGCTAAAGTTTGAACTCGTTCATTTGCTTCAATAGTTAAAGCATCAGGTTTCTTAGTTTTTGGTTTATCTGTATTTTGATTTACAAGTTTCGATTCAAAAGGTTTCTTAAATTTATTTTGTCTTTCATTTTTAGGAATAAAAGGTTTCATCTTTTGAATTTCATTAGTTAAAATATCAACTTCCTTAGAATCAACTTCCTTATTAACGTGTGAGTTCATAATATGAGCTATATAACAAAAAAACATTAATAATTATAATAAAATAATATCAAATAATATTGATTATCAATTTTTTTATAATTTATAAAAATATTTATTCAGTTAAATTTTGTATATCTAATAAATTTTGTTCATTTAATTTTAATTGTAATTCATTCATATAATCTAATAAATTTTTATTATTATTTTTTATCCAAGTCATAAAATTAAATAATATACTTGTCCATAATCTTATTTCATATGTTATATTATTATCTGTTAAACCAATAACTTTAATATGTGTAAATGTTTTTTCTATTTTAATAATTCTTAATTCTTTAGTTTGTTGTAATATATTTATTAATTGTATTAAATTATGATAATATGGATTAATAATATCAAAAGATATTATATCATTAAAATTATAATAAAATGTAAATCTTCGTCCTTTTTGTAATATTCTATCAAATAACATATTTTTAATTTCTTCTGGTAATAATAATTTAGGTTTTATATTAACATTTTGTTCTTTTAATATTTTATTTATTATATAAGTTAATTTTTTAAAATTATCTACACAATCAGAATGCATTTTATTAAAATTTAATGGTGGATAATTATATGCTAAATTTAATGCATCTTGTAAATTATCAAATATTTTTATTTCATAATTTCTTAATTGTGTATTAAATAATTCTCCTAATGATACTTCAATAGATGGATTTGTTGTATAATTATTATTAATTAATACTTCATATTTATTATTAATGTTTCTAATTCTATTCATTATTAAAAATTATGAATTGTTCTTATAAATAATTATAAATTAAACTTATATAAATATTTTGAATAAATATAAATATTTTTTATAATAATGAATTATTCAGAATTAGGAAGTGAATTATTACCAAAATTAAATGAAGTAATAAGTGAAAATGATAATAATATAAATAATAATAATACAAATAATAATATAAATAATAATAATACAAATAATAATAATACAAATAATAATAATAATACCAATAATAATAATATAAATAATAATAATGATAATTCAAGTGAAGAATTAAAAGTAAATGTTGTTGATAAATCTTTATTAGATGAAAATAAAAAAGTTTCATTTAATTTAGAAAATAATGAAGAATATGAAATATCACCAAATAAAAAAAAAAGAAAAAGAAATAATGATGATAAAAAACCAACTGATATAACTAATTCATTAGGTAAAGATTTAGTTAAAGAAATAAATAATCCATTAATAAATAATAATGAAATAAAAGAAAAAGAAGAAAATACATTTTTAACAATTATTAAAAATAATTTTCAAACAATATTATTTATTATATTTTTATTAATTATATTAATTGTTTTTATTAAATATAATAATAAACAAAAAGAAATTATTAAAAATATAACTGAAGAAACAATTAAACAACAAAATAATTTATAATTTAATATTTTTAAAAATATTAAATAAAATAATTATAAATTGTTAATACTATTATAAAGTAATTTTAATCTATAATCATTTGGATTTTCAATAATTATAGTTTCAATTATATTTTTAATTTCATTATAATAATTAGCATTTTTAAATATAGATTTAATTATCTTATGAATATTACCTAAATTATCATTATTTATTTTATCTTCATCAATTGAAAAAATATCTATCAAAATCATATTAATAATTCTACTTAAAGTCAATAATGAAATATTATAAATTTTATTATAATTTATAATATTTGAATAAAAAATATTTGTAAAATCATTTAAATGATTATCATTTATTAAATTATTATTATGTAATTGAAATATAAAATATATAACATATTTCATTATATTTTTAAATTTTTCATTATAATCTATTGTAATATCATATAAAATAAATTCTTTTATTATAAAATCCATAAAATCATTATTAAATTTAAAAATATTATTAATATTTAATTTAAATTTATCAATTATTTGTTTTAAAAATAATACATATGCTAAAGGTATACCAATTGATTTATTTGATGAACTACTATAAATACATATATTATTTAATACTCTATAACCTAATTGTTCTTCAATAATTTTAATAGCTTCATTTTTATCATTAGCATTATTAATAATATCAGTAATAATATCAAATCTAAATTGAATATCTTTTTCATTTATAACATTATCAGTTGATATTAAATTAACAATAAAACAAATCTTTTTTTCAATAGGATTATTTTTATTATATTTTTGTAATAATTGTGTCATATTACATTTTGTTAATGATTTATTATCATCTAATTTAATATCTTCATTATTAAATTTTTGTTTAAAAATTTCTGTATATATTTCTCTAGATTCTTGTAAACATTGATTATTTCTAAAATCAATCAAATCATAAATACGTATTTGATTTGTATATATAAATGGTTGTACAATATTATTTAATTGGTTATTTTCTTCTGATATTTTATTATTATTAAGAATATCATTATTAAATTTATTTATTTGTTCAGGTATTTGAGAACATTCATAATTAGAAAAATATTTATTAAATAATGACATAAAAAATAATATCAAAAAAAAAGGCTATATATATTTAATATAAAAAAAATATAATTAAAAATTCAATTTTTTAAATTTATAATTTTTTAAATACATAATATCTATTTAAAAATGATATCTTTTTACATTCTTTATTTATTTCATTATCTTCATAATATTTTGATAATTTATTTTGTAAATATTCTTTCATAGCTGGTTTAGTTTCTACTTCTTTAATTGTATTTACATATTCTTTTAAATTTTCATACATATCTTTAAATGTTCCAGTTTCTATTAAATTTAATCCATTTTCTTTCATTTTATTTATTAAATATGTTTTATCAACTAAATATTCTATTGCAGAAATACCACCTTCACCAACCATAACATCAATTGCATTTCCACATTTAAAAATAATTTTATTATTATTTTTTATAACTTTATCCTTATCATTAATATCATATTTCTTTTCTATACTATGTATTGGTGTTTTAATTCCATTAATATCTGCATAATTAATTATTTTATTTTCATTACCTAAAAATTTATGAACTTTTTGAGCATCAAAACATGTAATTAATACATATCCATTTGGTTTTAATAATTTATTAATATTATTAATTGCTGTTTGTAATGTTTTCTCACTTTCTAGGAAATAATGAAATGAAAATTGACAACTTACTACATCATAATCTTGTTTAAAATATAATTTCATTTTATCAATATTTTCTTTTGTTTTATCCATTCCATTATTTATTTGACTTTCTACATCTAAATCTACACTAAAATTAGATTGAAAGAAATCCATTAATGGTACATGTGGTTTTGTTTTCTTCATTACATTATATCTACTTAATGCACCATTAGTTGAATATATACCATTATAATCAATATCCATACAAATAGCTTTATTAACATTTGCATTATAATATTTATAAATATCTCCACCTAAACCAATTGATGAATCAAATATATTCATTTTAATAGGATTTGGTTTACAATATGAATTAATTAATTGTGTTTTAATTGCATTATGAAAATCTGCTTTAGGTTGAACAACTTTTTTAATATCTTCATTAACATTATAATATTGTTCTGTTTTATCTGTTTTAATATCACTAACTAAATTATTTAATATATCTCTTGTTTTTCTATATGAATCTTCTAATGATAATTTTATTATATGATCAAATGTTATTGGATATTTTATACTATCCCATATATTAGATGCAACATTTTCATTATTACCATATTTTGTATGATATTTTATAACATTCTCTGTTTTATCATATCTTGTTCTAATTGGTTTCCATCTAAAATATTTATTTTGTTCATTATTATCATAGATAAATTCTATTACTGTTTTATCATATATTATATTTCCTTCTCTATCTTTTACATATCCTTTTTCATCAACTGGTAAATATACAATATGAATATCATTATTTGGATTATTATTTGTTGGATTAAAAAATATTGGAACTTCAATATTATTTTTTTTATCTACACTTCCAACATATAAATTACATATTTTATATTTTATAATATTAGTATTATCATCATTATTTTCTTTTGTTTCATCAAAATTATCTTCTTCATTTAATTTAATTTTATCATATATTGTATTAATTTTATTTGTTATTTTATCTCTTACAAATTGAATATAAAAATCTATTGAATTTTGATTTGCTGGTTTCCATTTGTAAATATTAAATTTTATGTTTTTACTTATTATCTCATATTCTTGATTTAATGGTTGATATACTATACCATCTAAATGATATGGATATTTATTATTACTTATTAATTCATTATAAATATCCCAATATAATTTAGTATAACAATAAATTTCATAATTAGTTATACCATATACTGGAATAAATAATTTAGGTCGCATAATAAATTTTTTATTTTTATTTTTATCATAAATATCTTTCATTAAATTTTCTGTAAAACTTCTTAATTGTTTATCATAATATTCTATATTCTTATTTATATTATTATAATTATTATGTTCAATCTTTTTATAATCTTTATTAAATATTTTCATAAATTCATTTATATATTCTAATCTTTTTAATAATAATGGTTCTCTTCTTTTATCTTCTCCACAATAAAATAAACAATCAAATCCCATAAATAGATATTTATTTAATTTTGGAATAAATAATAATTCTCCATCAAATATACATTCATTATATTTTTTATCTATGGTTATTCCAACATCTTTTATATGAAAATATTGAGATATTATATATATTTTATTATTTGTTGTTAATAAAAAACTATGTTCTCCATCTGCTTTATCTGTTATTGCATATTTATTTTCTATAATATCTAAATGTCTAATTTCTAATGATGAAACATTCATACTATCAATTCTAACTGGAATACTTTCATCAGTTTTATTAAATAATTTTTTATAAGTTGATATAACATTATTAATATCAGATTGAGTAATAATATAATTAGATTGTTGAATTATTTTTAATAATAATGATATATATTTATTCAATTCTTTATTTGTTTTATCATCAATATTATCATTTAATAATTCTATTTCTAATTCATAATTTGATGGTTTATTATCAAAATCAAAAATATTATTATCCTTAATTGTTATAGTTTGTGTTAATTCTATTTTAATTGTATCTAATATTAATGAATGTCTTATTTTTTGTCTTGATGATAATCTAAAATCATTATCTGCTTTAATTACATTAATTAATTTATTAATATCAGATTTATCAGTTATAGTTTCTTCTATATTACATCTAAATCTAATATTATAATCATCAATATCAATAACATCTTTTTTATTATTTCTATTTTTTCTAATAATATTAAATTCTGATATTTTAGTATCATTATTTAATATTTTATTTAATAAACTAAGATAAATATTTTTTGATTTAGTATTTTTAAAATTTTCTATACAAGAATTTAAATATTTATTATCAAATTCTATTCTATAATTATTTAATTCATCTTCATTATGTAAATTACTATAAGAAAGATTAATTGTTTTTGTTGTTAATAAATCTTTTTTTAATGTTTTTTTTAATGTATTTAAATATCGAACTAATTTTAAATATATTTCATAATTTATTTCTTGTTTATTTTTATTTATATCAAATTCCTTTTCTATTTCAATATTTTTATCTTTCTTTTTACTTTTTATAATATCATTGATTGATTTAATTAATGATGAATTTATTATTTCCATTTGTTTAATCACTTATATTATAATAATATATATTAATATTATTTATTCAGTTTTTTATATTATAATAATTCATAAAAATATTATATAAAAAATATTGATTATCATATATATAATTAAATATGTCAATTATAACTTTAAATAAAACTAATTCTAAATCTATTGATTTATTAGAAGATAATAGATATAAATTATTATTAGGATATAATAATTATTATATTGATAATATTGCAAAATATAAAGATGCAGTTAAACAATTTAAAGATAATTTAAAAGTTTATAATATTATAAATCCTTATTATTATAAAATAATTAAAGATAAAGATGATAAATTTATTGATATTCAAACAGCATTTAATAATAAATATAAAGTTTTATTAAATAAATCAGAATATTTTAAAGTTTATGAATTAATAAAATATTATAAATTAAATAATATAACTTATTTGGATGATATTACAGATAAAATTTGTTCTATTTTAAAATTAAAATGTAATAAAATTAATATTAATGAGAAAACAATAAAAGGAGATATTTTATTATATTCATTAAAAGAAAAAAAATATGATTTTATTTATAATAATTGTAATAATTTTAATACTATTATTATTAAATTTAAACAAGAAGAATTATTAAATATTAATAATATTCATTTAATTAATGATTTAGTTATTAATTCTAATTCTTCTAATATTTATATTCCTAAAACTTCTAATATTTTTATTAATGATAAATATTTTATATTTAACAAAATTAATAATGTTAAAAAATCTTTAAATATTAATAAATCTTTATTAAAACAATTAATCGAATTAAATAATTCTAATATTGCTTTACAAACATTTAATATTAATATTTGTTGTCAATATATTAATAATCAAAATTATTATGGTGAAGAATATAAAGAATATTTAGAAAAACAAAAAAATTCTCATACTAAATGGATTAAAGAATTTATTTAATTTTTAAATACAAATATATATAATAAAAATGATATTAATAATATAATTAATAATATTGAACAAAATATTATATTTATTTTATGATTTTTTATAAAATTTATTATTTTATAATAATAAATTTTTAATTTATTATTTTTAGTTTCATTATTAATAAGTTTTATACTTTCATTATTTTCTTCTAGGTTTATTTTTTCTATTATTATATTACTTTCATTTAATAAATTATCGTAATATGGACTGACTTTATTTTCTATAAAATACAATGATATCATTTTTAAAAAATTGATTATATAAAATCATTATAATTAATAAATTATAATAATTAATTATTTTTTTCTTTTTTTGTTCTTTTGTTCTTTTTTATAAAAAAATATTTTTTAAGTATTATATAATGACTTATCATAACAACTTTTTATCATATTCTGATGGTTTTGATTATTCTTCTACAAATGATGCAAGGAATGCTTTTTCAAATTCTATATTATTTTTGATAAGAAAATCAAACCATACATATAATACGAATAATACAACAAAAAATAATACAACATTTTATTGTTAAAAAAATATTTTTTAACAAAAAAAACTTTTAAAATAAAAAAACTTTTTTAATATAATATATTTAAATATATTAGATTAATAAAAAAAAATAATATATTTTTTATTTAATTAATTAAAAATATATTAAAAATATCAGTATTACATTTATCATAATATTTATTAAATAATTCAATAAATTTATTTAGTTCTTTTTTATCTTTTTCTGATATTTCATTATATTTAATATTATGAATTGTTTTATTTTTAATATCTTCTTTTTCTAATTCATCATTATATTCCATACTTTTATATAAAATATATAAATATTGGAATAATTCAGGAATTTCTTTAACATTATCATTTATTAATTTATAATAAACCTTTTTATTTTCAATATAAATTTTATATTGTTCAATATATTTACTTTCATTTAATTCTTTTTCTTCTTTTAATGTTTTCTTTAAAAAATCTTCTTCACTTTGTTTTAATGATTTAATCTTTTCTTCTATTTTTTTTAATTCATCCATAATATATTTCTTTTCTTCTTTAGTTGTTGTTTCATCTTGTAATACTTCAATTAAATTATTGATTTTTTTAGTATATTTTTGTAATTGTATTTCTGGTTGTTTATTTGTAATTGGTTGATACATTTTATTAATTTTACAAAAATTGAATTTATTTTATATATTTTATATATTATAATTAATTTAAAATATATAATTAAAATTCACATAATGAGTTTATTTGATATTGAACAAAATATTACTGAATATAGAAATAATATTAAAGATGATATACAAATTGATAATGAAGAATTTCAAAAAATAATGTTATGTATATCTAATATTATTAATATTTCTTATGATATTCAATTAAAATATGCTAAAATTGGTGATATGAAGAATGAAATTATTAAATATGATGAAAAAAATCAAATTGAAGAAATTTTATCAGATGATGATAATGTTAAAAATAAAAAGAAAAAAGAAAATAATGAAGATGATAGTGAAGAAGAAAAACCTAAAGTTAAACCTAGACAAACAAAACGAAATATTAGAAAGGTAAAAGAAGAAATTAAAGAAGAAGATGATGAAGAAGAAGAAAAACCTAAAAAGAAAGCACCTGTTAGAAAAGCTCCAGCTAAAAAAACTCCTGTAAGAAAAGCGCCAGTTAAAAAAAGTAAGATAAAAGAAGAAAGTGAAGAAGAAGATAATAGTTCTGATTCAGAATAATTATTTTAATTAATTAAAAAATTAAAAAAATGATTTTTTTATTATAATATATTTTAATATATTATATTTTAATATATTATATATAAAATATGGTTAAAATTACCTTAGAATTATTTACTAAAAACCCTTTTCAATATATTGATAAAATATCTAATAAAAAATTATGTGAATTTATTCGATATTATGCAGATAATTATTATAATGAATTAGATATTTTAATTTCTGATGAAATATTTGATAAATTAGTTGATATATTAAAACAAAGAGACCCAAATAATGCATATTTTAATACTATTGGTGCACCAATTAAAAATGATGAAGTTATTTTACCTTTTCCTATGTTTTCACAAAATAAAGGTCATCCACCTAATGAAAGTAAAACAACATCAGATAATATATTAAATTGGGTAAAAAATCATAATTCTAATGATTATTATATTTCTGATAAATTGGATGGTATGAGTGCTATGTTATATAATAAAAATTTATATAAACGAGGTAATGGATTAAAAGGACAAAATATTAATTATTTATTAGATTATATTAATTTTGGTAATATTAATTATAATAAATTAAATAATTATGCAATTAGAGGTGAATTAATTATTAGTAAAAATAATTTTAATAAAATTAATAAAGAATTTAAAAATGCAAGAAATGCAATTAGTGGAATTATTAATAATAAAAATCCTGAAAAAAGATTAATGAAATATGTTGATTTTGTTGCATATAATATTGTTAGCCCAATTATGACACAAAAAGAACAATATATTAAATTAAAAGAATTAGGTTTTAATGTTGTTTATAATAAACATTATAAAAATATTGATATTGATGAATTAAAAAAATTAACTGATGAAAGAAAAAATAATGGTGAATATGAAATTGATGGATTGGTTATTGTTGATAATAAATCCAGTTATGAAATAAGAAAAAATAAATTAGAAAGTGAAAACCAAAACCCTTCTTATTCTATTGCATTTAAATATTTACATTCTAATAATATTATTCAAGTTGAAGTATTAAATGTTGAATGGAATGTTTCTAGATATAATTATTTAAAACCTAGAATTAATATTAAACCAATTGAATTAATGGGTTCTACTATTCAATATGCTACAGGTCATAATGCTAAATTTATTATTGATAATAAAATTAATAAAGGTTCTATTATTGAAATAACAAAAAGTGGTGAAGTTATTCCTAAAGTTATTAATGTTATTAAATCATCTAAAGAACCAAGTTATCCAACTGTAAAATGTCATTGGAATAAAACAAAAGTTGATTTAATATTAGATAATGAAGAAGAAAATGATAATAAAACATTACAACAATTAGTTTTTTCATTACAAAATTTAAATGTTAAATGGATTAGTGAAGAATTTTGTAAAACATTAATTAAAAATAATTATAAAACTTTATTAGATTTATTTGAAATAAAAGATGATGAATGGAAAGAATTATTTGGTAATGTTCAAGGTATTAAAATGAAAAATTCATTATATGATAATGTTAGTAAAGCATCATTAAATGAATTAATGGCATCCAGTGGTTGTTTTGATAGAGGATTAGGTAATAAAAATTTAAAATTAATAACAGATGAAATAGATATATTAAATGATAAAATAACTTATGATAAAATTATTAATATAAAAGGTATTGGAGAAAATTATGCAAATAATTTTATTGAAAATATTAATAGTTTTAAAACTTGGTATAATAAATTAAATAAATATATTAAAATAGAAATTAAAACTATTGAAAAACAAAGTGATAAATTTAAAAATTATAATGTTGTTTTAACTGGTTTTAGAGATAAAAATATTGAAGAATTTATTATATCTAATGGTGGTAAATGTACATCATCAGTATCTAAAAATACTAATATATTAATTGTTGCTGATTATTCTGATAAGCATACAAGTTCTGCTAAATTTTTAAAAGCTAAAGAATTAAATGTTAAAATTTATTCTAAAGATGAATTTATTAAAGAATTTATTAATTGAATAATTATTTTATTTAAATAAAATAATAATCATGAAATTTTATGAATTTTTAATTTCAGGATAAAATACTAATTTATCAATAATAAATTTATTATCAATATTAACAAATGAATTATTTATTTTTTTAATACTTCCAATAATATATAAATCTTTATGATCATATACTATACCAGTATTTTTATTTAACCAATATTTATTTGTTTCTTTAGATAATTTACCTTTATTTTGTTCAATATAACATTCTATTTCAATTAATTCTTCATCTTTTGCAATAGAATTAGATGAATTCATACCATTATCAATTAAAACATCATCTAAAATATTTAATTTATATGCTTGAGTAATTTGAGAATTTAATAATTCATTCTCATTAAAATTAAAACATTTAATTTTATCTTTATCTTGTAAAAATCTATTATTAGCTTCTTTATTTAATTCACAATCTACTGCTGATGATTTTATTGCATTTAAAAATGATTGGGTTATTTTTTTCTTTTTATTTGCTATTTCTTGAATTAATACATCTGCTGTTTTATATTCATTACAAACTGATTTATATCTAAAAATATCAACATGCCTTTCTTCCATTTTTAAATATTTATGAGAACAAAATCTAACACCTCTTGCCATAACTTGGTCAATTCTATTTTCATTCCAATAAGGTTCAGTAATATGGGTTTGTCTAATATGATTTAATGAAATACCTTCTGTACCTGCACCAGAAATAAGAACAATTTTAATATCTTTACCATAAATATTTTCTTTATTACTTTCTAATTCAACATTTTTAGAACGTTCTTCTTGTGATTGTTCACCAGTAAATTCTACAAATCTTTTAAAATCATATTTATCACTATTTGCTTTTTTATCTGCATTATCTATAAAACCAAATTGTTCTAAATATATTTTCATTATTTCAAAACCTTCCATAGATACATAATTTGAATAAATAATTACTGGACCAGGAGATTGTAATATTGATAAACAAATTACACAATATTTAGCTGAACAATCATATAAACCTTTTAATAATGAACTACATTTATTATTATTTAAAACATATTCTTTTAATACTTCATTAGTTTTATCAATTGATTTAATGTTTTTTAATAAATAATCTATATCATTATTAATATTATTATTTTTATCATTATCTTTTAAATCATCTAAATATTGTTTAAATGCATTAATATAATTCTTTTTGGCTTTTTCAAATCCAACTTCTCTAAATTTATTTTTATCAATATTTTTTTCACCTTTATTAATTAATTCATTTAATTCATTATCAGTTAAATTAAAATCAGTTAATTTAGGTCTTTTATCTCCACTAATTCCATATTTAGTAGGAAATGCAAAATTACAAGACATACGAGAAAATGCCATATAATTTTCATTTTCATAATTATATTTATTACTTGTTCTTTCTTCTTCTGTAAAATGTTTATTAATAATTTTTTGATATTTTGGTAATTCAACATCAATATTATATATTGTTTTAGATGCGAAAATAGATGGATCAGGATTATCATAAAATGATGTTAAACCTAAAATTCTTCTTTGAAAAGTATTTAAATGATTATATTGAATTTCTTGAGTATTTTCATCAATAAATAATTTATTAAATTCATTTTCTGATATATCAAATATACCTGGTCTTAATAAATTATAAATTAAAGCTAATTCATAAATTTTATTAACAATAGGTGTACCTGTAATTAAAATAATTCTAGTTTTTGGGTCTTCTCTTTTTCTTTGTAAAATATCATCATAAATATGTTTAGCTTTTTGTGCTGTTTCAGATTGTAAATTATTATAAACGTTATTAAAAAAATTATGGGCTTCATCAATAATAAATAAATTATTTTTATTCATATCACATTCTTTTAATGTATCATCATATTTTTTATCTGCTATTGGTGAATTATATGCTATAAATTTTACATTATTCCTTTTATGTTCATAATTATCTTCTGTAAGCCATCGTTTTAATTCACCATTATCATTAGTTCCTGCCCAAGTTGATTTAATTAATGATGCAGGTAATAATATTATTACATTCCAATTTGGATTATATTTATATAAATTATTATAAACATTAATTGCAGTTGCTGTTTTACCAGAACCCATACCATGATATAATAAAATAGAATTATAAGGAGAATTATAATCCATAAATTTACTTAAAAAAATTTGATAATTTCTTAAATTACGTTTTTCATCTTTATTTTGTTGAATACAACCATCAATATCTTTTTCTATATCAGATATTTTAGGAATTTTATATTTTTTAAAATTATGAACAATCCAAGATGGAAATAATTTACCATTTTGTAATAAATTAGGATATTTTTGATTTTGATTTATATCTATATTATAACTCATTTATTTAATTTATTTAATTTGTTTATTTTATAATATATATTTATATTTTATTTAAATAAAATATATTTATATATTTCAATTCTTTAATTCTTTAATCATTTGAATTCTTGTTTTTTCTTTTGTTTCTGTTTCATCAATAAATATTGATATATTTTGTTTTCTTAATAATTCTTGTAATTCTGCTTTTTTTAATGTTTTTAAATATTTTTCATCATATGATTCTAATATAACATTATTAACAGCTTGTTCAGTTGATAAATCTATATCTTTTTTAAATTTATATTCTTTAATTTCTTCTTCATTATTATTTTCAACATTATTATTTTCATTATCATTATTTTCTTTTATTTCTTCAATTATATTCTCATTATTATTTAATTTTTCATCATTATTTAATTCTTCAGTTGTTAAACTAATTGATGAAGAATAAATTTTTGATTTTTTACTTGTTCTTTTAATAACTGGTAATGTTAAATATTCATAAATAATTTTTAAATCATCATCATAACCATATTTTAATAAATCTTCATTTTTAATTGTAATATCTTTTATTGGTGAATCATTTTTCATAGTTAAAACATTATAAACTCCAATTGTATTATTTGTAAGAAAATTATTAAATTCATTTACATCTTTATAAAAAATAAATTTATCATTAATTGTAATTGGTAAATATGTTTTATCTTCAAAATGCCATAATATAATTGATGGTTTATTTTCATTAAATAATTTATTCATTGTATATAACATAACTTTACAATCATTTTCAATTATAAAAATATTAACATTTAAATAATTTGCATAAAAATTAATCATATAATTCGAATAATCATCTTTATAAATAATATTTTGTTTAAATGTTCTTGCTTGAGCTTTCATATTTGGATCAAAAAATCTCTTTGATGACCCATTACGAGATTTAATAATTGTAATAATTGCATTAATATAATTATTTATATTATTCATTTGTTGAATAATTGATAATTCTCTAAATTCATCTATTAAAGCATTCATTATAGATAATAAAATCATTTTATTATAATTATTTAAAAAATCAGTATTTTGTAAATATTCAACACAAATATTAATTTTATGAATTTTTATAATATCATCATTTTTAAATAATTTAAAACATTTTGCAATCATATTATCCATAGGAGATAATTTTTTTTTATTAATTTGAATATTATTTTGTTCTTTAATATTTTGAATATATTTAAAAATATCTTCTAAAGTTAAATTATTTGTCATTATATTTTTAATTTAATATATATAAATATATTAATTATTAAATATTATTTTTTCATTTTTTTACACATACAATGATATATATTTTTTAATACATTTGGGTCATTTCCATTAACTTTTATATATTTAAATGGATATTCAAATTCTTCTGGTTCATTATTTAATAAATTTATAACATAATATTTTTTTTTATTATCTATTGTTTTTATATCATAAATGTAATAAAGATATTTATTATAATTATTAAAAAAATAATCATATTTTTGTAATGGTTTATTAATATCAAACTTTAAAAATTCATCATAATCTTTATGGGTTTTATCTTGAAATAATTCTGGACTATCTTTTGTTGGTATTAAATTTATTATATTTGATTTATTCATAAATAAAAATTGATTTTTTAATATATATTTATATATTAAATTTTTTATATAAATTATGAATTATATATTTAATTATATTATAAATGATGATTTTAAAAATAAATTAATTAAATTACAAATTTTAATTAATAAATGTGATGATAATTATCATAATTTAAATAAATTTATTAATTATATTTTTAAAAATTATTATATTACTTATAATTATTTAGATAATTATTGTAATAACTTATTTAATAATCTTAAAAATAAAATTAAAGATGTTAATATTAAATTTTATAAATTTAATGAAAATAAAAATTATATTGATATTTATTGTCCTTGGTTAAATAATTCTAAATTATCAAATAGTTATTTTGTTACAAAAAAATCTATTAAAGATATAATTAATTTATTATTATTATTTTTTAAAATTTATAAAGAATTAAATGTTTTTTATTATTTTAATAATATTTTTTTTGATAAAGATTTTTTTGATTTATTGAAAAAATTATTTTATCATTTATTAATATTACAATTTACTAAATATAATTATTCTTCTTATTTGTTATGGAAAATTAATAAATATAATATTAATAATATTTCACCTTATAAAGATTTTTGTAAATTGTATAATAATTACAAAAAAATTAATAATATTATGTTAATTTTTAAAAATATTTATAATGATTTAAATTTAATTATCCCTAAATCTTTACAAAATGAAATATTTACTGATAATATAATTAATAATACTAATAAAATTATATTAAATAATATTAATATTGATATACAATTAGAATTATTAATAAATAAAATTTCTAATAATAATTATATTATTTTAACTGATAAACAATTTAATATTTTAAATAAATATTATTCTTTAGAATATTATATTAAATATAATACTTTAGAAGGTAATATAAATTCTCCAATTATTATTGATGATGATATTGATATTGATGAATCAAATAATAAAGTTTTTTAATTATTTTATTTAAATAAAATAATTTTATTATAATTTTATTTTTTTATTATGGAGTAAAAGTATAACCACAATTACAACATGAAATAATTGTTGTTAAATTTTCATCTAAACTTCTTGTTGCAACAACTTTAGATACACATTTTTTTTGATGACATCTTTTACAAATATAAACATCAGAATATTCTATCCTATTATATTTTTCATTTCTTTTATTAATTTTATTAATAATATCTGTATAATATTCTGGCATTAATTCATATATTTCTAATCTAGGGATTAATTCATAATCAATATTCAATTTTAATAAATCTTTATTTATATTTAATAATGAATTTAATTTATAATTATAAATATTTGGAAATAAATTATCTAAATGTTTGTTTAATACATAATCAACAGAATAATTATATATTCCTTTTTCTATTAATATGCTTATTTCATAATTATGTATTTTATTATATAATTTCATAATTGCATCATAATGATTAACTTGATTATAAAATATATTTCTTTCTAATATTGTTGTAATATCCATTTATATTATATAATAATATTAATATTATTAAAAAATCATTTTTTTATTTTATTTAACTTTTTTTGTTGCATAATAGATTGATTAATTGTTAATGATGTTTTAGATTTTGGTTTTACTTCTTCTTTTGAATTATTTATTTTAGTATGATTATTTTTAATTGTTTTATTAACAGGTTTATTAACTGGTTTATTAACTGATTTATTATTTATAGGTTTATTATTATTTTTATTATTATTAGTATTAGTTTTATTAGTAGTATTTTTTATATTCTTATTATCATTTTTATTATTTATATTATTATTCAAAATATCATCTTCATCATCATCATCACCATATTTAATTGATAATATTTTAAAATTATTTTTTCTTAATTTTCTAAGAATATTATTTTTCTTTTCTTCGCTTATTCCTAACATATTTCATATAAATTAATTATATATAAAATTTTATATAAAAAAATAACATATGAATAATAATCAAAAAAAAATTTTTATAGATAATGTTAAAAAATATCTAAATACAATTAATGCTTATTTTATTATTTTAGAAAGAGATGATAATTATGAAATTAATTTATCTTATATACAAAAACAAAAATGTATAATTTATTATAAATTTAAAATATCTAATAATAATAATATTTATATTTTATTTAATCATAATGATATTAGATATAATAAATTATATGATATTTATAATGAAAGTAAAATTTAATTATAAATCATCAATCTTTTCATTTTTAGGATTAATAAATCTTCCTGAAATATTACTATAAATTTTAGGTAATTCTTTTAACATTACTTTACTAGGAACATATTTAAAACCAATATAATTACGTATTTTCTTTCTTTGTTCTGTTGGATCAATTGGAACACCAGAACAAGTTAAAACGAAATGTTGGAAAAATGTATCATCTAATATTGTTTTTTTATGTTCTTTTAAATATTTTACTTTCATATATAACATATTTTGTAATAATTTAAAATAAATACTATTTATTTTAATTTTATTTTCTGGTGAAGGTGAACCAGAACAATCTTTATTAAACATTTTATTATATACATTTTCAATCATAAACCACATTAAATTAGTTGTAAAACTTGCATATTTAATTCCTTTTAATTCTTTATATTGAATACAAATATTATTATTACCAAAAATATTTATAATTAATTCATCATCTAAATATATTTCACAAGAAAAATCCCAAAATTGGAAAAAAGGATATTTTTCCTTTTTTGTAATTCTATTTTTGTATTTTTTCTTTAATAAATCATAAATATATTGTGTATCAATTAAATAATTAGATGTAATTAATGTATAATATTTTAATGATATTTTATCTTCTGATTTTAATGTTAATTCAACATATTTATTATAACAATCTAATCCAACTGATATTAATGTATCTGATTTTTTTAATTCTTCTTTTATAATATCTTTTATTTCTTTGTTTAATATATTATTATTATCCCTTTCTATTTTACTATATTTTGGTTCTAATGGATAATATTGTTGCATTATATTAAATCTATCAAAATGTTTTTCCCATCTAAAAGATGATGAAACTAATGGATCACTAAATACACGCATAAAATCGATATATGCAAAATATGGGTCAATAATTCTAAAACCATCTACAGTATATGTATTTAAATTATCTAATATATATTTTGGTACATATGATAAATCACATAAACCTAAATTACCATATTTAATAGTATATGTTTCAACATGAATTGCTTCTTGAGCTAATACATTTTTATATCCTGCATTATAAATTAAATTACAAATATTTATTGCATCTTGAACTGGTGAAGATGAATATGTATCAAAATCATGTATTTCATTTTCATCATAAAAACAACCTTTAGGGTCAATTCTTTTAACAGCTAAATTTTGTGCATTACCACCATATATTATCATATTATTATCTTTAATATATTGTATAATAATATCCATTATTTTATTTTTATCTTCTCTTGTTGGTTTAATAATTTCTTCTGAAATAGTTGAAGATATTTTTTGTAAATCTTCAAGATTTTTTAAAAACAATTTTTGTTCTGTTTTTGAAAACATATTATTATTTTTTTATTGTTATTTTATATATATATTTTTTATATAAAATTATTAATTATTAAATTATTTGAAATGATTAATTTAAATGCTACTAGAAATCAAATGAAATTACATCATACTTTTAATATTATTAAATTTTTATTAGTTTTTAATATTTTTTCTTTATCTTTTTATTTTACTTATTATTTAATTGATAAATTTAAAAAATATTCTTCTTTACAATTTAATAAATTTATTAATAATGATTATTCTTCTATTACTATTTATAATGATTTCTTAAATGTTTATAATCATTTTTATGGATTACAATATATTATTTTATTTATTATTTTAAATTTTTTTATGATTAATGTTATTAATAATATTTATAAATATCATAATAAAATATTACGTAAATTAGATTATCCTACTTATGATGAATTAAAAGAAGAAGGAACAATTGATAATATTAATAAATGTGATGAAGAAGAAGAGAAAATTATTGATGAATATATCAATAATAATAATAATGAAAATGTTGATAAAGAAAATAATAATGAAAATGTTGATAAAAAAAATAATAATATGAATAATGATAAAAAAAATAAAGAATATAATAATAAAAAAATAAATAATCAAAAATTTAACAAATTAAAATATAAATATAATCCTAATGCAAAAGAATTTAAACCTAAATATAATAAAAAATATGATGAGATATTATTAAATGAAGATAAAATAAAAAATAATGATGATAATAATAATTATAATATTAAAATAATATTAAATGAAGATAAATTAAAATATTATGATGATATATTTAATAATATATTTGATAATATTTTATTAAATATTGATAATAAATTAAATGATTTTTATTAAATACTATTAAAATAATTATATTATTTTATTTATAAAATAATATATTAATATGAGTTTATCAATTAAAGAGATTACTAATATAATAAATAATTATACAAATTATTTATTTTACATTGGACAAACTGATAATCCTGAAAGAAGATTAAGAGAACATTTTAAACATAAAAAGGTTGTTTTATTAATTCCATTATATAAAGATAATAAAAGTATTATAGATGTTTATGAGCAACAATTAATTAAAGAATTTTCTAATAATAAAAATAATATGAATTTAATGATTAATAATATACCTAAATCTATGAATAATGAAAATAATAATGATAATAAAGATAATGAAATGAAAAATCAATATGTTTATATTGCATTTAAAGATTATAATGTATTAAATGATTTAGATGAAGATTTAAAAGAAAAAGTATTAATATTATATAAAAAACAAAATAAAAATATAATAATAAACTATGATAATTATATTATAAATATTAATAATAAAGAAGAAGAATATGATAATAATGAAAAAGATAAAAAAGAAAATAATAAAAAAATAAATAATAAAAAAGAAATAAAAAATCAAAATATAAGTGAAAAAGAATATCAACAAATATTAGAATATTGTATAAATAAAATAAAATCATATTTAAATCAAAAAACTGGAAAATATAATTATTTTCATATAGGAAAATGTAAAAATTATAATGAAAGAAAAAACCAATTAATTAATAAAGGTATTGATAATAATAATATTAAACAAATTAAAAAATGTTTAAAAAATGATAAAGTTATTAATAGTTTAAAATATGATTTATGTGAAAATTATAAAAATAAATCTGATATTAAATTAGATAATAAAAATGGTTTATTTAGTAATTTATTTAAAAATTGGAATAATAATTATATTTTATATATTTATTTTTATTAATTTAAAAAAATGATTTTTTAATTATTATAATTATAATATATTATAATTTAAAATTTATAAATATGCTATTTAATAATAATTTATTAAATATTTTAACTAAATTAAATTTAATTGAATATATTGAAAAAATAAAATTATTAAATAATGAATATGAATTAAAAGATTTTGAATCAAATAATAATATTGATATTAATAATTTTAAATCTTTTTATGAAAATAATAAAATAGAATTTAATAAATTTATTAATGAATATATTGAATATTATAATTTAAATATTAAATTATATAAAAATGAAATTAATCTTACAGAAATTAAAACTGATTTTTTACAAAAATATATAAATATAATTCAATATTTAAAAAAATATGAATTATTAAATATTAATAATAATTAAAAATTGATTTTTTATTTAATATTTTGTTTATATAAAATATTATTATGAATATTATAATTAATAAAAATAATATACAACAATATATTAATAATGGATTTATTAAATATAATAATAATATATTAATTATTAATAATACATTAGATATAATTGATAAATTAATTATTAATTTAAATAATATTATAGAAATAAGAACAAATATAGATTTAAATGTAAATAATATTAATATATCAAAATGTTATAATTTAGAAAAAATTATATTAACAAATTCTAATTTATCAATATTATCATTAGGTAAAATTAATAAAATAAAATATTTATCTATTAATGAAACTAATATTGATAATATAAATACAAATTATTTAATAAATTTAGAATATTTAAATATTAGTTGTACACCAATTAGATATTTAAATACAAAAAAATTAATAAATTTAAAATATTTAGAAATGGAATATACTAAAATTAATACATTTGATACTATAAATTTAAAAAATTTAGAATATTTAAATTGTTCAAATTGTGAAAATTTAGAATATATTAATTTTAATAATTTATCAAAATTAAATTATTTAGATATTGAAAATACTTATATTGATGAAATATATTTAAATAAATATAATTTTTATAATTTAAAAATATTATATTTTAATAAAAAAATTATTATTAATAATGATAATAATAATGATAATAATGATAATAATAATGAAAAAATAAAAATATTAAAAGAAGAAATTAATATTTTAAAAGAAGAATTATTATGTAAAGATAAAGAAATTAATTTATTAAATAAAAAATTAAATTTTTAAATAAAAAAATGAATTTTAATTTATTTAATATAAAATAATATAATTATTATGAATACTGAATATTATATTGATTATATTATAAAAATAGTTGATTATATTAAACAAAAATATAATATTAAATATATTAATTATAAATATAATACTGAATATAAAGGATTTATATTAAATATTATAAATAAAAATAATAAAAAATTAATATTATTTATTGATGAAAATGATATTAATATATTTATACAATGTGAAAAAGTGAGAGATATTAATGTTAGTGAAAAATGTAAAAATTTAAATAATCAATTATATAAAAATTTTAATATTTTAATTTCTAAATCTTATTATTTTTATAATATTAATGATTTAAATATTTTAAATACTAATTATAAATATAATAGTAAAATTAATGATATTTATAATTTTAATAATTTATTAAATTAATTTTTTTAAAAAAATGAATTATTTATAATAATATTAATATTATTATAATAATATAATAACAAAATAATAAAAATGTTTTTATTTGATAAATATAAAATAAAACCTATTACTAATAAAATATATTATAATCCTAATTTATATTTTAATGAAGATATAAATAAAGATTTATATATTAAAGGTCATGATGATGAAATACAAAATTTTTTATTTTATGGTAATAATGGATGTGGAAGACATACTTTAGTTAATTTATTATTATATTATATATATGGAGATGAAATATATAATATTAAATCTCATCAATATACAATAAAAACAAATAATAATACAATAGAATATAAAACAATAAAACAATCACAATATCATATAATATATTATCCTCAAAAGAATAATTTTGATAAAAATATATTACAATCAATTATTCAATCATTTATATCAGTTCAAACTAATATGTTTACTAATAAATTATTTAAAGTTATTGTTATTGATAATATTGAAAAATTAAGTATATCAGCACAAGAATCATTAAAGGCAACAATGGAAAAATATAGTAAATATTGTAGATTTATTTTTATTAGTAAAAGTATTGATTGTATTATTGATGCATTAAAATCAAGAGTTGTCCCTATTAAAATTGATAATCCTAATAATGATCAATTATTAACTTGTGCAATTAATATTTGTCATAATGAACAACAAAATTATTCTATTAATGATTTAATGGATTTAGTTAATAAATCAAATCAAAATATTAAAAAATTAATGTTTTTATTACAATTATATTTTTTAAAAGTTCCAATTATTGATACTATTGATAATGCATATAATTATATTATTGATTTGATTTATAAAAAATCATTTAAATATACAAAACAAATTACAGATAAATTATATGATATTTTAATTACAAATATTGATTCTAAACAAATTATTAAAGAATTATTAGATAGATTAATTAAAAAAGAAAATGATATGAAATTAATTAATAAATTTATTAAAATTTCTATTAAACATTCTAAATTATTATCTAATTCTAGAAGAGATATTATGATGTTAAAAGATTATATTAATTGTTTAATTGTTTTATTAAAAGAATATGATAATTAATTTTTTTAATATTATTTTATTTAAATAAAATAATTTATTTTGTTTCTTCTAATATTTTTTTATAGTTTATTATATTATTATTTATTTCTATTAATTGATTATTTATAAAATTATATTTTTCTAATGTATTAAATATTTCTGGATTTGCTTTAATATCATTATGAATATTATATAATTCATATATTTCATTATTCTTATAATAATATTCATATAATTCTAAACAATAATTATATAATTTTTTATTAGTTTTAATTGAATTTAAAAATTCTTTATCAATTGTTATCATAAAATTATCTATTTTATTATTTAATTTTTCATTTACTAATTCATTTATTTTTAAATTATTATCTGGTCTTGTAATTTCATCTAATAATTTTATATCTAATTTATATCTTTTACCATTATAAATAATAATATTATTTTTATTATCATTAATTGTAATATAATTATATTTATTTATTAAATAATCTTTTATATGATTTATTTTATTAATATAAATATCTATTTCATCATTAATTTTTAATAATACTATTTCTTTAAATAATTTTATTGAATTCTCTAATTTATTTAATTTTATATCTATTAATGTTATAAAATTATGATATATAAAATTTCCTGCTTCTGTTGGTGTTGTAAAATTATAATCTGTTATATTTGTTATTAATAATTTATTATCTTTATCATCTGAATGACCAATTGCTGAACATATTGGAATATTTGAATTTTTAATACATTTAAATAATTCTAATTTATCATAACTTAATGATATATTTTCTGTTGCACCTCCACCTCGACATATTATTATAACATCATATTTATTATTTTTATCATTATTAATTTTATTAATATTTTCTATTAATGATTTTTCTGTATTTTCTCCTTCTAATATAAATTCAAATAATGTTATATTTATATAATCATTTATTTTTAATACATTATGCATAAAATCATTATATCCGTGAGTTTCTTTTTTACTTAATAATGCTATATTCTTTACATTATCCCATTCAATATATTTTTTATTATCAAATAAATTTAATTCTTTACAAATTTTTATTAATTGATTTATTTTTGATTCTTTTTCTTCTTTTTGTATTATATCTTTTATTATAAATTGTAATTCATATGTACAATTATAATTTAAATATTTAAATATTAATGCACCTTTAAATGTTATATTTTTTTCTTCTTGTAATTGTAATATAATATTTTGATAATTTTTATTACAAAAACAAGTAATTTTATTATTGTTTTCTGATATTATAATATATTTATGTCCTTTATAATCTCTTATACTTTTAATTGTTCCTGATATTCTAAAACTATCTAAAAATTTAGGTGGTATAATTTGTTCTTCTACATCTGATGGTAATGAATATAATATATTGTATATTTCACTAATTGAATATATTTTTTCTTCGTTATCCATTTTTATTATCGTTTTAGTAATATTTATATTTTTATTATAATATTTTATAAATCATTTTTTTTAAAAATTGATTTTTTTTATTATTTATTATTTATATGGATTATTTAAATATAATTAATAATATGAATAATATTAATGAAATAAAAAATACTTATCAATATCAAATTATTTTATATTTAGTTAATATTCATAATAATTTTATTATTAATAATATTATATTTTTTATTAAATCTAATTTAGGTATATTATATAAAAAAGTTTTATTAAATAAACTTATTAAAAATTATATTACTTTTTCTAATGTTTATTCTTTTATGAATACAATTAAATTTAATAATATTGATATATATAATTCTTTATTTGTTAATAATAATATTAATAATAAAAATAATAGGCATAAATTATTTATTGATATTAATAATTTTTTATTATCTAATAATACATTAGAAATTAATAATTTATATATTTCTATTTATATTAATTTAATAAATTATAAATTAGAAGATATATATAATATTTTTATATTAGATGTTGTAAAATGTATTGTAAAATCTTCTTTATGTTTTTTATATAAAAAAAATATTCTTATAAAATATTTATCTGAATATATGAATGTTAATAATGAAAAATTAATTTATAATTTTATTAAAAATAATGATGAAAAATTATATGAAAAAGTTTCTAATAATTATAAAATTTTTAGATATAATACAAGAAGAAAAGATTATTTGGATTATTTATATCAAAATATTAATCGTTCTAGAAATTATTATAAAAATAATAAAAATAATAAATATATTATTAATAAAAAAAAGAAATAAATATAAAAGAATTTTTATTTAATTATAATTTTAAAATCATAATTTAAAATATATATTAATGTCTAATGAAGATTTTTTAATTCCTTATTATAATTCTTATTCTGATAAAGAAGTAATATCTTTTAATAATGATAATATTACATTTCAAAAATTTATTTATTATATAGATAATAATAATAATTCTAATAATTATTATATTTATGTTTTTAATGAAAATAAAATTTATTATACTAATTTAAATTATAATTTTATAAATGATTATAATGAAAATTTATATGGAACATTATTTTATATATTTGATAATAATTATAATATTATAAGAACTTGGAAAAAAGATAATATTTGTTATGGAATATTATATAATAATAGTATTAGTAATAATAAATATATTATTTTTAATATTAAAAATAATATTATAAATTCATTTAAATTTAATTTACCTGATAATATTAATGTTGATGATATTTATTTACAAGAATTTAAAATAAATGATAATATTTATTTTTCTTTTATTTATTTAGATAATATTTATTATTTTGATTTTACAAATAATTCTTTGAATAATATTAGTATTATTAGTAATTTTATTACATATGATGAAGAACATAAATATATTTTATTACCTGAAGAAACAACAAGTGTAGATATTTACAATTTTAAAAATAAAGATTATGAAAAAATATCTGATATTCAAGATAATAAATTAGATAAAAATAAATTAATAACTTTTAGTGGATTTTATAAAAATATTAATAATCTTGATTATTTTTATTTTATTTCATTTTTAAAAATTAATAATAATTCTTATTTTTATCAATATATTAATGGTGAAGAATATATTTCATTATTTAATCAAAATATTATTTATAATACTGATAAATTATTTTATATTGCTTATATTCATACATTTAATAATTTAAATAATGATTTACCAATTTATCTAATTTTATCTAATAATAATGGAAATAATAATATTTTATCTGATATGTATAATTCTATATTTAATTATTGGTATTTAATGTGTAATAATCAATATATTATTATTGATATTGATATTAATAATCAATATAATATTTATGAATTAATATATCATATTGATAATAATAATAATTTTATACCAATAGATATAACATTAAATGATACTAGTTATAAATTTCAAATTTATAAATATGATTATTTTAATATTGATAGATTTATTAATGATAATTTATTTTATCATAATAATGATAATGATATTGATAAATTTAATATAGAAAATGAAAATACATTATTATCAATATCAAATGATATTAAATTATCATCTAATAAATCTTTTCCAACAAATAATCCAATATCTATAATTATTAAAAATACAAATTATATTATTAAAAATTATTATGAAAATTTATTAAATATTATTAATCAATATAATATTAATGATTATATTTATTGTAATAATAAATTTTATTGTATTTCAAATACTAAATTATATATTATTGATAATAATAATAAATTAGATATAATCAATATTAAAGATAAAATTATTAATATATCTTATCATATTTCTAAAGATAATAATGATAATATAATATATTATATTTATTTATGTTTATTGAATAATAATATATATAATATTTATGAAGTAATATATAATAATGATGATGAAAAATATTATTTAGATAATAAAAATTTAAATTTAACAAATGAATTAGATAATATTTATTATATTAATAATAGTAAATATTATTATTATAAAAAAGAATTAATAAATAATACATTAAAATATTCTTTTTATAATAATGAAAATCAAAAAATTAATAATATAATTATAAAAGATAATGATATGATTTATAATAGTTTTTCATTTATAAATTTAATAAATAATTTATTATTTACATCAGATGATAAAAATATTTATTATATTGAGAATAAAAATAATATTTATAATAAAATTTTATTTGATAATAATAATATAATAAAACAATTAATAAATTATTATACATATATTACTAATGAAAATAATGAAGATATATTAAATATTGTATTATTATTTATTGGAAATGATAATATATATTATTATCAAACATTAAAAATAAATAAAAAAATGTTAATGTATAATAATGAAACTGATATTAATACTATAAATAATAATAAACAATATAAATATTTTTATTATATAATGAATACAATTAAAAAAGATAAAAATAATTTTAAATATAATGTTCATTTAAATAATACTAATTATATTATGAAAAATAAACAGTTAGAAGAATTATAATTTAATAATTAATTATTAAATTAAAATTTTAAATATTATTTTGATTTCTAATTTCAGAAAATAATTCTTTATATTTTTTATTAATGTAATTTATCATTGATATTTTATAATTAATAATTCCATCTATATAATCGCTTATATAATCTTTATGAAATATTTTATTATATTCTATTCTCATATATTTATATTTATTCATATTATAATTATTATATTCTAATATATTTCCATCATATCGTATTATACTAATTATATTATAATTTTCATCATATAAAAATTTAATATAAATATTATGAAAATCTAATGGTTGTAAATTATCTTTATTATTTTTAGAAATATTTTCAATTAAACAAATTGATTCTAAATAATAATCATTTATAATATAATTATATTGATATTGATAAATATTAGAATGTAATAAATTATAAGTTAATTTATCAACTTCTTTATAATTTATTTTTTTATTAAACATTGATGTAAAAACATTATTCACCATTGGATCAAGAAGGCATATGCCTTCTTTAGCAGGATGTTTAACATCCTGGTCATTAATAATAGTTGAAAAATAAATATTAATTGGATTATTCATAATAAAAAAATAATTTTCAATAATATTTGATAAATTATTAATATTATCTTTTATATCTAATGATAATCTTAATTTTATTACATAATTCATATTTATTTTGAAAAATATATCATATGGATAAGGTAATAAATTAAATACTTCTTCTAATATTTGATAAGGATAATATTTTATTCCTGGTGTTCCTATTAAATATTTATTTTGTGTTAATTCATTAAAAATTTTAACAAATTCTATTATGCTTACATTTTCTGTTATAAATAAATCTAATAATTGACATCCACCAATAAAATAATAATCATATTTATTAAATTTACCTCCAACTATTTCTTTTTTAGTTAATGCATTATTTATTTTAATTTGTAATGTTTCACTTGACGATGAAGGTTTACCTTCATCTCTTGATGCACTTTGTGCATCATCTATATTATTTATTAATTTAAATAATGAATTATGTTTTATTGAATTTATTGCTGATTTAAAATAACATAAATATGAATATAATATCATTTTATCATTAAATTCTTTTTTATCTTGAAATGAATAATTTAATATTTTTTTATTTCTTTCTTGTATTTTGGGTGTATCTATATATAAAGGTAAATATTTTTTATCAAATGGAATAACTTGTAAATTATTTATATTATCTATTAAATATTTATATTGATTATGAATTATTTGTATATCATCATTATAATTTTTTCCATTATCATAAAATTTACCTTTTTTAATAAATATCGATAATATAAATTTAATTGAATTTACATAATTATTATAATTATTTTTATCTAATAAATCATTATTTAAATTATGTATAACTTGAATTATTATATTTGAATTATTAGATTGATTAAATAATATATTTTCATTATTTAATATATCTACATAATTTAAATTATTATCTTCTTTTAATTTATGATAAATATATTTTGTTAGTAATGTTATTGTTTCATTCTCATTTAAATTTTGATAATATAAATTATTTATTTGATTTATAATGTTTTCCATATTATTTTTATTATATATATATTATTTATATTATATATAATTAATATAAATTTAATGAATAATCAGCAACAAATATACAATAAACCAAAATTAACTTCAACACCAATTTTTAATAATACATATAATTATTTTAAACAAAATGATAATAATGCATATTTAAATCAAGCTAAAGTATTAGATAGATATAATACACCAATTACAACATTAAAACAAAATCCAGTATATAGAGATGATTTAAGTCAAATAACCGCAAATAATAGAATTCAAAGAGAATTAGTTAATGATTATTTGCAACATCAAAAAGAAAGATATGTTAATAAAGATGATCCAATATTACATTATAATCCTATTATTGAATATAATAATAATGGAGGTAAAATATCTAATACAACAATTAGATTTGAAGCGCATGATTTAAATATTGATAGTTCATACAGAAGAAAAGAACCAAGAATTACATTTAATGGTGCCACAAGAAGTTTAAATAATGATTGTTTAATATTAACAAAAAATTCTTCATTATTATATATTAAAGATAATAATCATCCTTATAAAGTTAATGATAAAATTATATTAAAAGGAATTACTCCATTAAAATTATATGTTAGTTCAGATGATTTATATTTTAATAATAATTCTAAAGATATAATAATAAAATTAAAAATAAATGATGAAAATGATATATTTCCTGAAAGTTCTGAAGATTGTTATTTAGAAATTAATAATTATACTAATTTAGATGTTTATTCTAAAAATGTTAATTATGTTGGTAATATTCCAATAACTATTATTAATGATGAACATAAATTTAATTTTACTAGAAATAATAATGAAATTAATATTGTTTTTGATTTACCTTTTAAATATATCGAAAATAATAAATATCCTTTATCTAATATTTCTAGAAGTTTTAATATTGCTTTTTATTTTTATGCTAATATTCCTATTTATTATTTAAATGCTTATTATCCAACTAATAATTATGCTAAAAATAATTATCATATTATTACAAAAATAGATAAAGAAGGTTATTATGTTGATTTAGGAATTGTATCAGATAAAGATTTAACATTTGGTAAAAATATTTCAGTTAGGAAAATATATGAATTTGAAAAAGGATATGAAGAACCAAATGATTATGTTATTGAATTATCACAATCATATAAAAATATTGTCCAGGTTGAAATGTTATCTTCTGAATTTCCTTGTATGGAAAATACAATTTATAAAAATAAATCTATTAAAACTGCTATTATTCAAGGTTATAATTCTAATAATGAAGAAATTACTTTTACCCAAAATAATAAATTATATTGGCAAAATGAAGATGATGGAAATTTTACTTATTCTATTGAAATTGATCCAGGTAAATATACTATTAATGAATTATGTAATGAAATAGAAAATAAAGTTTATAATGTTAATAGAAATTATTATAATGAAGATTTATTATATAATAATCATAATATTATTAAAGTTAATTATGATTTAAGTAAAGATTTAATTATTTTTAAATCATTTAATGAATATAATAATGATGATAATAGATATACAATAATAACAGAAGAAGAATATTATAATTTACCTGATGAAGAAAAATTAAAAGTTATTATATCAAATGATTTAACATATTATTATAAATCTGATGATGGTAATTATATGATTATTGAATTAGATTATGATGATGAAAATAATATTATAATTAATGATAAAGAATATAATATTAAAAATATTAAAACATTAGATAATAATAACTCTTTATATATTTGTGATTATGTTCAATCTGATAAATTTTATACTAAAAATAAATTTAGATTATTATTTAATCAAAATGATACATTTGGTGATATATTAGGTTTTGCAAATGTTGGTAAAGATACATCAATTACAAAATATGATTATGAAATAACTAATAAAATGTTATATTATCCTAGTTTAGGTTATGAATTATCAAATGATGATATTAATATTGGTAATTCAATTAATTTATTAGGTCATAGATATATTATTATGACATGTGAAGAATTTCCTGTTATGGATAATATTATTGGAATTAATAAAAATAAAGCATTTCAAAAAATTCAATTAAATGGTGTTTCAAATGTAGTTAATGGGACATCATTTGGACCTTATACATCTGGTGCATTTGTTTATAATACATTTATTCATAATATGCCTAAAATATATTATGTACCAATTCATGAAATATCTAAATTAACATTCAAATTTTATTCTCCTACTGGTGAATTATATGATTTTAATGGTATCGACCATTCATTTACTTTAAGAATTACAACATTAGAAAATATACCTGAACATACTAATATTAATGCTGAAACTTCTAATTATATTTAATTATTTATTTAAATAAATAATTTTATACATTAATTTTATACATTAATTTTATTGTATATAGTCAACATATTATTATTATCAAAAACATAAAGTTCAATATATTCATCTAAACCTAATAATTCATCTTTTTTATTATCAATATTATCTTTTAATTTTTTTAAAGGTGAATTAACTTTATTTAATATTAATCTTGTAAAATTATTATAAAAATTAGTAAAATGTTCATTTTTATCTGATAATACATTATTAAGTATTGTTAAAAATAAATATATAATATTATCATCATTACTTATATTTAAAAAATCTGTTATTTTAGATTGATCTTTTGGAATAATTACATTAGCATGTAAATAATCATTAATCTTATCTATAATATAATCTTTTTGTCTATTAATATCATTAATATCCCTACTATTATAACGATCATCTATAAGTAAATCAATAACATTCTTATGTTTTTTAATAGTTTTCATTAAATTAAATAATATTTTTAAATGATTTCTATGATTTTTAATAAATAATAAAAAAGGTAAATAATAATTTTCAGAAATAATTTTATTTAATAAATCAGAAAAATTTTTACATAAAATATTTGAATTTGATTTATCTTCTACACTTTGAATTTTTAATTTATATAATAATTCTAATATTTTTTTTGTTTCTTCATCTAATTTATTATCTATTTCTATATTATTATATTTAATCATTTTATCAAATATATAATTAGTTCTTAAATACCAATAATTATTACAATCACTAATTATTAAATTATTAATTATTTTTTTATTATAATCATCTTCTGTTTTACCATTTATTGTACTATGTTGATACATTGGAGCATTTAATATTTTTGGATCTATCATTAAACGACTTATTTTATCATAAAAATTATTATTTCTATAATATTCAATATAATCATTATTTAATATTGTAAATGTTCTTTTATAAGTATCAACATAATCATTTACTTTAAATTTATATCTAACATTTTTATCTAGTTCTTCAGTAATTAATAATCTAATAAATAAATATATATCTCTTAAATAATTATTAGATAAAATATCTATATTATCATTATAATCATCTGGACGTTTAGGAGGTTTAGTATCATTATAATTTTTATTTTCAATATTATAAATTTTTAAATCATTAATTGTTTTATTAAGTTTAGTTAAATTTATTCCTTGACATAAATAATTACTAGGTAATTTTTTATATTTATCTAATACATAATAATTAATTATTATTTTATCTTCTCCACCTACTTTTAATAATTCATTGGCATACTTTTTTACTTCTTTGACATTATCTATTATATGATTATCAATTTCATCATTTTTATTTTTATTATTATCTAATATACCCTCTATTAAATTATAGGTTTCATAATATTGATTTATAAATAATAAATGTAATGGGGTTCTTCCTTCATTATCTGTAAAATTAATTAATTTAGCTAATTCTGGAAGTAATTTAATAGTTTTAATTAAATGTTTTTCATTTAATGAATTATTAATTACCCTATGTAATATAGTATTATTATTTAAATCTCTAGTATATAAATTATATTTTCCATTTATTAAATCTATTTGTGATAAATTTAAATTATCTATATTATCAAAAAATTCATTTAATTTTGCATTATCTACTTGTGTAGGTATATGCATTTGATTATAATCTCTGTTTAATGTCGATTTCATTTATTATTACTTTTTTTTAATTATATAATAATTATTTAAAATAATATAAAATAAAAATTTTATATATATTGTATTATAATTAATGGGTAATAATATAACTAAAGAAAATAATACAGATAATAATTCAAATAATAACAATTTAGATAATCAAAAACCAATAGAAGTTATTAAAACTATTGATATTCAACCTATTACCCTCGGATTCTCCGAGGCTAAGAAGGGGATTAATCCCCTTATTACCATTAAACCAATTGATGATTTATTTGATTTAAATTTACCTCCTATCGATTTAATATTTGATTCTAGTGATGAAGAAGAAGTCTCGGATACTCCGAGAGTATCACCTATTTTAAATAATCAAGTAATTTATAATGATAATTTATTAAATAATATTAATAATAAATTAGATTTATTAAATAATAATATTAATGAATTAAAAATTATGTTAAAAGATAATAATATTAATAATAATGAAATTATTGATAATAAAAATATTAAAATAAATAATGAAGAAATCCAAATTGATAATATTCCTAATGAAAATAATAATCATTTAATTATTAATAAATTAATTAATAATAATTCTAAAATATTAAATGAAAATGAAAAACAAGTATTAAATCAAGCTTTAAATAATAATGATGTTAAATGTGATGAAGTTATTAAAGATATTTATAATAAAGATAATGAAGATAATGAAAATATTAAAAATAATAAAGATAATAATGAGAATAATATTATTACAATTGAATCAAATAATGATAATAATATAAATCAAGAAACTTCATTTATTAATGTTAATAAAGATCAATCAGATAATACCCTCGGAGAATCCGAGGCTAGAAAGAGCGAAGCTCTTTATACTGTTTTAAATACTGCATCTATAGAACAAATTAATGAAGATGTTGATAAAATTCTTAAAGGTGGTTGTGTAATTAGAAAACATAATAAAAATAATAATAATTTAAAATTATATGGTGGTTATAATGGTAATTTACAATGTGGAACTTATATTAAACAAAATATTAATCAAAAAAATTAATTTAAAATTATTTTAAAATAATATTTTATTTATTTAAATAAATAAAAATTATTCAAATAAATCATTAAAATTAATGTCTTTACTTGTTATTTGTCTTATTCCTTTTTTCTGTAATGCAGATACTTCACATAAATGTTTAAAAAATTGTTCTATATCTGGTTCAAATAATTCCATAATTTGTTGACATGGTTTTAATATTTGATTTGTCAAATAAAAATTATAATCTATTTTTAAATTATTCTCTTTTATATATTCTGGTGTTTCTACTCTTTCACCTTGTAATTTGGGTTCATAATCTAATACTCTATAGATAAAATCTATTCTATCATTTGGTGCTGGTGCATTACCTGGGTCTCTTTTTGCAATTCTATCAGCTAATACAGCATGAACTATCCTTTCTCTATCTTTATAATCTCTTTTTAATGATTTACTTAATATAAATAATTTATTATCAAATTTACCTTCAATCATTTTATTTAATTGTTCTTTAACAAAATCATATGCTAATTTTTCACCTAATTTTAAATCTGGTGTGTTTAATAATCTATCTACTAATCCACCAATAATAAATTTTACTATTCTTGCATTATCTCGCCTTTTTAATACAAATCCCATATTCTTTTGAAAATATTTCTTTGGGTCAAATTCATATAAATTACCTACATATCTTTTTTTACTCATTATAACTAATGGACTTAATACTTTTTCATATTCTAAATTTTCTGGTGGTGGTAATAATCCATTAATTATACTTGATGCTAATATTCCTGTTTTCATATATACACTTCTTAATTCTAATCCATCAACTAATTCATCTTTTTTATGTTCTTTATTATCTAAATATATAATATTAGTTTTTGTTTTATCATTATTAAATTGTATATAATATTTTGTTTTATTTTTATCTTCTTCATCCATATCTTTTCCATAATTTATATTATTTTTATATTTTAAATCTAATCCTACAAATATTGAATCTGTATCTCCATATACAATTGATATTTTATAATTATATAATCTTCTTAATTTACCTTCTTTTGTTCTATAAAGATAAATATCTCTTATTTGTTTTCTATAATCTTCATATTTTTTAATTCTTTCATCTCTATTAGGCATTTTTTTAATTAAATAAGGTAATTTATCATCTAAATAATCATACATTTTATTTTTATCTGTTAATGCATATTCTATAATTATTGGTAATAAATCTCTTGCAAAATGTTGTGCGGTTAACATCATTTTTCTTCCTGTTGCAGTAGTACACGCCGCGATATCCATTAATGCAATTGGTCCAATTTGTTCATCACAACCTAATTGACCATAAACTGAATTACATGTTACTTTATAAGCTAATTGTAAACCATCCAATACTTTATATTTAAATGGGTCAGATTCTTTATATTTTTCACTTTCTTTTCTTACTGCTCGTCTATTACCTAATAAACCTTCTAGAATTTGAGGTAATAAACCTTTTACTCCATCTTTTCGTCTAACAAAATAACATTCTTTATTTTGATTAGCTTCTTGAAATCTAACAGTTTTTTCATCAAATTCTTTTATAATACATTTAATTCCTTTATATTTCTTATTTTGTTTCTTCTTCTTTAATTCAACCATTTCTTTATCTATTGGTAAATAACTAACTTTTATTAATTCATATTTATCACCATAATTATTTTTTATATTATGTAATGTATCTAAATCATTAATATAAGTTTCATGACTAATATTCATTGCAATAATTGAACTAGGATATAGTGAAGAATAATCTAAACAGAATATAGCTGGATAAATACCAGGATTGGGTTTTACAACAATTGCACCTTCATAAGTAATTTTATCTTTATCTTCATCTTTATTTTCATTATAAACTTTTTTAACTGTTCTTATAATATATCCTTCTTCTTTACATTTTTTACTTACTAATGAATATACTTTTTGACTTTGTCCTCTATTAAATATCCAATTTAATGGAACATAACAAACATTAGCCATACCAACATAATTAATTATTGTAAATAATTTATTTGCCATGTTATTACATAATTCACAATCTTGAATATTATATAATGCTAATTGTTCCTTATCATAATTATTATCACTTTTATATTTTTCAAAAATTTCTTTAGGTTTAACATCATCTTTTACATTACAAATATAATATTTACCTTTATCTTGAAATTCTTTTAAATCTAATACTTCATCAATAATTAATTTATCTTTCCCATCTTTATATATCCTAAATTTTTTATCATCAAAACATTCATAATCTGCTGTTCCATCATTTCTAACAATCATAACATATTGTTCATTATGTAATTCATGCATTTCATAATCATTAATTGTTAAAATTGTTTGATTATTATTAATTTCATATTTTTTAATAACATATCTAAACATTTGAGAAGATACATAATCTAATTTATATGATATATAATTTCTTTCTCTTCTAATTAATTTCATCATATCAAAACATATTCTTCCTTTCATATCATAATAATTCATAATATTATCTCCCATTTGTGCAGATACCATTTTTTTACTAACAAATTCAGTTTGTTCGTTAAATCTTGACATATTAATATCAATAATTTCTTTTAATTTATTCTTTTGTTCATAATCTAATTTTGTTACATTTTCTTTATCTTTTTCTGTTAAAATTATTTTATCATTAAATTCAATAATTTTTGTTAATCTAATTAATCTTTCATAAATATATCTATCATCGAAAATAAAGTTATTCCAACCTGTTATAATATCTGGGTCTTCTTTATTTATTAAATTAAAATATTTTTTAATTAAATCTAATTCATTTTTACATTCAATAATTTCATTATATTCTCCATATTTTTTTAAATCTAATTTATTTGTTTTATTATCATAAATCATTAAACATACTTTTTTATAACATAATTCATTTATTTTATTAAATGTACAAGATATAGAAACTATACGATCTGATTTTCTATTATATTGTGGAAATCCTTCATCTGCACTTATACATTCTATATCGTAAGAACAAAATATAAAAGGAGCAATTTTTAAATCATATTCTTTATCAGCTGGATTTATACATTTAAAACTACAAGATTTATTAATTTTACAATATCCAATATTACCAGGTATAGTATAATCTTTTTCATATTCTTTATCATCTTTATTTTTATATGTAACAGAATATTGATAATCATTAATATCATTTAAATCTTTTTTTTTAATTTCAATCCATCCACAAGATTTAATATTTCTATCATGTATAAATTGTAATACAATATCTTTATTACTTTCATAAACTTTAAAATCATTATCTAATAATAAATTTGCAATTGTTTTTAATGCTACATTACTATTACTTTCAATAATTGATACACTTACTTTATCTAAATTAAAATAATAAAATTCTTTAAATTTTTCATTTTCAGTAATATTAATAATAGTTTTATAATATTCTAAATTATCAATTTTAGTTTGTATTCTTTTTGAATTTTCATTATTTTTTTGTTTATATTTTTTTAATGTATTTATTTCTTCATCAATGACTTTTTCAATTTCATCTTCTGTTGCACTAGTATAAAATTTACTAAAATAATCATTAATTTCAATATATACACTTTCACCTTGTTCTGTTTTACCGAATAATTGAATTAATGATTTATTAAATTTTCTTCTTGTTAAATTACATACTCTAATATCTAGAAGTTGAAATATTAAACTCATTTAATTTTTCAATATAATTTATCAATTTATAAAAAATTATCAATTTTTTATTTTAATAAAAAATTTTAAAAAATATTTTTATATTTCATAATCTTTATTATGTTTCAATACAATATTATCAACCATTTCATCGGTTAATTCATTTTTATTAATATTATTATTTATAATTTTATTATTAAATAATCCATAATTATGTATAGGAGATATATTTGAATTTATAAAACTGTATTTATCACTATATCCATTCATTTCTAAATCATTATATCCTAATATAATATTTGATTTAATAATATTAGATTTAATATAATTAATAATATCATTTTTAGTTAATATTAAATTTTCATTTGGTATAATTGCTGTTGGTATTTCTTTAATTTTATTTAATACTGGATGGGTTTTATTTTCATCAATATTAAATAATTGAAATATATTAATTATATTATATGTTTTTAATAATTTTAATATATTTAAACTTACATTATCATTTAATGAATAAAATAATAAATTTGGTTTATTTGACATAATTATTATATTATATTATATTTAAATATAATATTTATTATTAAAAAATTGAATAGTTTTATATTTTATTCATAAATAAAAAAAAATATTAACAAAAAAAATATTTTTCTTATGTCTATTTTATATTATCAAGGCCAATTAAATAGTTTATATAATTCTTATGATGAGCATATAAAGAATAACAATATTAAACTTGCTTTAATAGATTGTTATAATGCTTTAGATTGTTTATCTAAAATTAAAGCTATATTAGGCATATGTAATAATTTTCCTCTTGAAATTATGGATGATAATATGCATTTATATAAAATAAGTGATGCTGTAGAAGGTTTTAATTATTTTTCACTTGATGAAGATAAAATAAAGAATAATATTAAAAATATTATTTCTAAAATGTAATTTTTTTATTTTATTTTTATAAAGAAATAATAAAAATATTTAATAATGATAATCTATCATAATTATCATCATAATAATATTTTGAATCATAATATAAAAATAAATATAATAATGATAATCTAATAAAAATAATTTTAAAATAATTACAATTATTAAATATTTCTTCATATGCAAATGAATAAAATAATTTTTTAAATTCTCTAATTAAATATTGATATTTATAATAATCATTTATATATAAATATAAAATATAAAATTTAATATGAATAATTATTATTATATTCTACCATATTAAAACCATATTTTTCACTAATATGTTTCCAATATTCATAATTATCATTATTTTCATCATTATCTGTATTTTCACAAATACATATTTTATTTAATTTACTTATATAAATTAATATTCTTCTTGAATGTTCAATTTTATCATCTAATGAATTTATATGTATATGATTATCTGGATATTTAAATTGATCTTTAATATTTCCATTTAAATGTATAAAATCATAATTATCTTTAAAATATTCTAATAAATTTATCATTTCTTTATAATTTAACCCATTTGTATGTAAATGTGCTGTATCAATAACAACTTGAAAAGTAAAATTATCTGGTTTATAATTAATAACTTTATTTAAATATTCTTTACAAAAATTATAATATTGTTTATCTTTAATTAATTTTATTAATGATGATGAAAATGCTGTTATTTCAATACAAATAATTAAATTAGTATCTTTATAAACTTCATTTATTAAATCTAATCCTTTATCAAAATTATTATATTCATCTTCATTCATTGGACCATGAATTAATATATATTTAGTTCTTAATACATTACATAATTTAATATATTGTTTTAAATTATATTTACAACTTTTTAAATTTTCTTCATTTAAAAATGATTTAGAACTAAATGGTCTTGTAATAAATGTTGTATGAATTAATATTTTATTATCAAAATCAATATTTAAATTTTCAAATGATTCTATTAATGAATCATATAAATAACTTCTTCCTGGTAATATTTGATAAGGAGATTTATTAGTTTTAAAATCTTTTCTATTTATTATTGATTTATTAAATGATAATATTGACATTTTTTATTATATTAATTTATTAATAAATTAATTATTCATTTTTTTATTTATTTTGATTATATTCTTTATCATACATTTCTCTAAAATTTTTATTCATATAACAAATCATAGATATTTTATAATTAATATCTCCATCAATATAATCACTAATATAATTTTTATGAAATATTTTTTCATATTCTATTTTCATATATTTTAAATTTTTATTATATATATTTTCTTTATTATATTCTAATATAGATCCATCATAACGTATTATATTTGTTAATTCATAATTATCATTATATATAAATTTAATGAAAATATTATGAAAATCCATTGATAATAAATTTTCTTTATTATTTTTAGAAATATTTTCTATTAAACATATTGATTCTAAATAATAATCTCCAATAATATAATTATATTGATATTGATAAACATTTAAATGTAATAATTCATATGTTAAATTATTTATTTCTTTATAATCTATTTTTTTATTATATATTGATGTAAATACATTATTAATCATTGGATCATTTAATATTGTATTAAAATAATAACAAATTCTATTATATTTTAAATGAAATTCAATAAATTCATTAATATTATTAAAATATGTTAATATATCATTATTAATATTTATACAATAATTATTATTTGAATAATTTAATGAACTAAATGATAATGGTAATAAATTTAATATTTCATTAAATATTTGATAAGGATAATATTTAATTCCTGGAGTGCCTATTAAATATATATTTTGTGTTAATTCATTATATAATTTTACAAATTCTATTATTGATATATTTTCTTTTGTAAATAAATCCATAAATTCCATACCTCCAATATAATAATATTTATAATCTCTACATTTATTTCCACCAATCATTTCTTTTTGTGTTAATGCTTCTTTAATTTTTATATCTATTGTATCACTTTCTATATTACAAATATATTTAAATAATTCATTATGTTTAATAGAATTAATAGCAGATTTAAAATAACATAAATAAGAATATAATATCATATTATCATTAAATTGTTTTTTATCTTGAAATGAATAATAGATTTTTTTATAACCTTTTATTCTTTTATCTTGTTTAATTAATTTTGATATATATTTTTTATTAAATGGAATTACTTGTAAATTATTAATATTATTAATTAAATAATTATATTGTAAATCATATATTTGAATATCTTTATTAAAATTTTTTCCATTATCATAATATTTTCCATTTTTTATAAATATAGATAAAATAAATTTAATAGATTTTACATATTTATTATAATTATCTTTATTTAATAAATCATTATTTAAATTATGAATAACTTGAACTATAATATTTTCATTATTAGATTGATTAAATAATATTTTATTATTATTTAATATTTTTATATAATCTAAATTATTATTTTCTTCTTTTTTATGATAAATATATTTTGTTATTAATGTTATTATATTATCTTCTGTTAATGATTTATTATATAATAAATTAATATTTTGTATAATATCTTCCATTATTATATATAATTATTTTAAAATTATTATATATTTTTATTTTTATTTTTATTATAATATTTATTCTTCAAATTTATGTAATTTTGGTGGTCTTCCTCTTTTACCTCCTTTTTGTTTTGTTGAATTTATTTTTGGTATATTATTTAATTTAATATTATCATCTTTTAAACTTATGACTTCTTCATTAATTTTTTCTATTGAATTAATAATATTATTTAATTCATCATTATTATTAGGTTCATCCTGCCCTCCACCTGAAGATTTAGCTAATACTTTAGTATCTTTATTTTCTTTATTATTAATTATTTCTTCTTGTTTATTAACTAATTCTTCTTGATTTATTTGATTATTTATACTTTCTTGTTTATTAATAAATTCTTCAATATTTTTTTCATTATTTATATTTTCTTGTTTATTAATAAATTCTTGATTATTATTTATTTTATTATCATTTATTTCATTATTATTTTGTTTATCTAATTCAAACATTTCATTTAATTCATTATTTAATTCATTATCTTTATCTTGTTTATCTTCTTCATTATTTTCTTGTATATTTTTATTTTCATTATTTTCTTCTTTTTTACTATCTAATTTATCTAAATCTATTTTTAAATCATTATTATCCATTAAATTTTCAATATCTTTAATTTCTTTTTCTTCTGATTTAATCATTACATTATCTATATTTTGTGTTGTTGAAGTTATTTTATCATTAACATTAACTAAAATTGGGTTATCATTTGGTTTTTCAATTTGAAAATTATTAATTTCATTAGGTTTTAATGTAATATTATTATTAATAATTTGTAATTGTTGAATAATTTCATTCATATTTTTATTAATTGTATTATTAATATTAGATATTCCAATTAATGTTTTGTTTGTTATTTCATCTGAAATATCATTAATTAATTGTTCTCTTTCTAATCTTTGTTTTTCTTTAATCATTTCATCATTTATTTTTGGTTTATTAACATATTCTAATAATATTTCATTAATTGGTATAAATGATAATACTGTTTTAGTTATTGCTTTTTTAACATATTTATCAAATTTATTATTATTTATATTATTTATATTATTAATATTGTTTAAATTATTACCTTCTAACATACATTTAATAAATATATTAGGATTATTAAATATTATATTTCCTAATTCAATATAACATTTTTGAATAAAATTTTCAATATTAACATTATAATATTTTGGATCACAAATAGGACAATCTGATTTTGTTGTATTATAAGATAATAAAACAATATGAGATTTAATAACACCTTTAATTAAATTATCAAAATAATTATTTGAATTAGATAAATTTTTAATTTTATTTACTTCATTAATTATTGATTCTTTTGATAAAACATTTAAATCTTTTAAACATTGTTTAAATGCATATTCAATTGTAAAAGTATTTTTACTTTCTTTAGCTAATTGAACTGAATGATTATATATATTTTTTATACTATCAAACATTATAGGAGATAATATATTAATCAAATGTTCTAAATAAATTTTTTTTATTTGTATTATATTTTTATCATAATTTTGTTTATTGAAAAATATATCAGTTAATGTATTTATATTTGATATTGTTTGTAGGTTTTTATTCATTATTATTATTATTATAATTTAATTATATAAAATAAAATTATTATATAAACTTATTATTTTTTTTATTTTTTTTTATTATTTATTTTTTATAATATTTTTATAATTATTTAATTTATAATATATGATAAAATTAAAAGATAAAATTAAAGAATATCAAAAAATTTATTATTTAAATAATAAAAGTAAAATATTAAAAAAATAATCGTAAAAATAAAAATTTTATTAATAAAGAAAAGCAAAAATATATTAATCTTATTAATTATAATTCATTTTATAAGGTTAATTTAATAATAATATTATCAATAATAATAATAATAATATAACTAAAGATAATATAAATAATAATTATTTAGATGATAATTATTTATTATAATAAATAAATAAATTAAAAAAAATGATTTTTTAATATATAATATAATTAATATATGGATAATATGGATAATATAGATAATAATACATCTAAATTAATATTAAATCTTGTTAAAAATAATTCAATATTTGATAATATTAATGAATTATACGAATTATATTGTAATAATATGAATTATGAATATTTATATTATAAAAATTATTTTGGTGGAAAATTATAAAAAATAATAAAATTTTTAATTTACAATTATTAATATTATAAATTTTAAAACATTATAAAATATAATCTCTAATATCTAATATTAATATTAGATATATAATTTTTAATTTCATATAAAATATTATTATTAAAAAAATTTATTTAGTTGGTATTAATTTATCAATATAATAAATAATAATATTATTCATTAATAATATAATTAATAAATAACATATAAAAAAATCATTTTTTTTATAAAATAATAATATATAAAAATTATAATGGACCAAACAATTAGAATTAATCCTTTTAATTTAAATTCATTATGTAAAAATCCAACAATATTATTATGTGCTAAACGAGGTAGTGGTAAATCAGTTTTAATTAAACATTTAATTCATTATTTTAATAGTGTATTACATTATCCAGCAGGTGTATTATGTTCTGCATCAGAAGATTCAGATCCATATTATAAATATTTTTTTCCAGATTGTTATATTTATAGTGAATGTAATGATAAATTATTTAGTAAAATTATTAATAGACAAAAAATGTTAAAACTTAAAAATAAAAAATTAGCTACTGAAGGAAAACCTTTAATTGATTCTAGATTATTAGTAATATTAGATGATGTTATTGCTAATGCTAAAGATTGGAAAAATTCACAAGATTATAAAGATATTATGTTTAATGGTCGACATTATGATATAACCTTAATATTAGCTGTTCAAGATGTTGTTGCTGTTGGACCAGATGCTAGAAATAATTTTGATTACATATTTTTATTTGCTAATGATATTAAAAATGAAATTGATAAAACATATAAATATTATGCTGGGATATTTCCTAAAGTTAGTATTTTTGCTGAAGTATTACATGCTGTTACTGAAGATTACGGAACATTGGTATTAATTAAACGAGATGCTAAAAGTAATAAATTAGAAGATAAAATTGCTAGATTTAAGGCTAATATAAATATTAAACCTACTATGTTTGGTTGTCATAAATTTAGAGAATTACATAGAAAAAGATATGATGAAAATTGGGAAGAAAAGGAAATTATGGGTAATAATTCTGGTTATAAATCTAATATTAAAATTTTAAAATAAAAAAAAATGATTTTTTATTTATTATAATTTATTATAATAAAATGAAAGAATTAATTATTAATAAAAATAATTTACAAGATTTAATTGATAAAAAATATATTAAATATAATGATTATTATAAAAGATTAAAGATATTAATTAACATTAATATTTTAACAATTGATTTACCTGATTTATTAGTATTAGATTGTTCTTGGAATAATTTACAAAAATTAAATATTAATAATTTAATTAATTTACAAATATTAAATTGTTTTAATAATCAATTAACAGAATTAAATATTAATAATTTAATAAATTTACAAGAATTAACTTGTTCAAAAAATAAATTAAAAGAATTAAATATTAATAATTTAATTAATTTACAATATTTAAGTTGTTATGATAATCAATTAACAAAATTAAATATTAATAATTTAATAAATTTACAAATATTATTTTGTACAAATAATCAATTAAATTATATAAATTATAATAATTATATATTATTTATTGATAATAATTATATATATAATATAATTAATACAGAATATTTAACTAATAATTTAATATCACAAGAAGAATATAATAAAATTAATAATGTAATAGATGATTTATTTAATTAAAAAAAATGAATTTTTATTTATTATAATTAGTTATAATAAAATGAAAGAATTAATTATTACTAACAATAATTTACAAGAATTAATTAATAATAATTATATTGAATATAATAATAATAATAAAGAATTAAAAATATTAATTAAAATTAATATTTTAACAATTGATTTATCTGAATTATTAATATTAAAATGTTCTGAGAATAAATTACAAGAATTAAATATAAATAATTTAATAAATTTACAAGAATTAGATTGTAGATTTAATAAATTACAAGAATTAAATATAAATAATTTAATAAATTTACAAAAATTATATTGTTCTGTGAATGAAATAAAAGAATTAAATATTAATAAATTAATAAAATTACAAGAATTAAATTGTTCTTATAATAAATTAAAAGAGTTAAATATTAATAATTTAACTAATTTACAAGTGTTGTATTGTTGTCATAATCAATTAAAAGAATTAAATATTGATAATTTAATTAATTTACAAAAATTAAATTGTTTAAGTAATAAATTAAAAGAATTAAATATTAATAATTTAATTAATTTACAAGAATTATATTGTTATTATAATAAATTAAAAGAGTTAAATATTAATAATTTAATTAATTTACAAAAATTACAATGTAATAATAATAATTTACAAAAATTAAATATTAATAATTTAATAAATTTACAAGAATTAGATTGTTCATATAATGAATTAGAAGAATTAAATATTAATAATTTAATAAAATTACAAAAATTAAAATGTTATAATAATATATTACAAGAATTAAATATTAATAATTTAATAAATTTACAAATATTATATTGTTGTGATAATCAATTAAAAGAATTAAATATTAATAATTTAATTAATTTACAAGAATTAACTTGTACTGAAAATGAATTAAAAGAATTAAATATTAATAATTTAATTAATTTACAAAAATTATGGTGTAATAATAATAAATTTAATTTTATTAATTATATAAATAATACATTATTATTTATTGATAATAATTATAAAAATAATATATTGAATGAAGAATATTTAAATGAAAATTTGATAATACAAGAAGAATATAATAAAATTAATAATATTATTGATGATTTATTTAAAAATTGATTTTTTATTTATTATAATTAATTATAATAAAAATATTATGGAGGCATTAAATTTTATTAAACAATATCATAAATTATATATTGGTAATATTGATAATATTGATTATTCAATTTTAGATAAAAATAATAATTCATATTTTTATTATGAAACATTAATTAAAAATAATATTTATAATTATAATAATAATGAAAATATTATTTATGGAAATTTTAAAAATAATTTTTTAATAATATCAATTGATGATAATAATAATATTAAATTAAAATTATTTTTAAATAATAAATATAATATTTTTTTTGAAATACAAAATAATAAAATTTATTTTATGAATATACATCAAATGGAAGAATTAATAATAATAAATATTATTAATAATGAATTAAATATAACTTTAACACAAAGTATATTAGATAATATATTTATTCAATCAAATAATAATATTAAAAATATAAATATTAAATATTATGATGGTTTAATTAAAGATAATATTAATTTATTTCTTGATTATTTACGATATAAAAAATAGGAATTTCTTTATAATTTTAAAGTAATTTCAATTTTTTATACATACAGGATTAACTTTAATTAATATTAAAGTTATAATATATATTATATATATAATATATATTAGCCTAATCTATGTGATCTAAACATAGATATTGTTTTAATATAAAGTATATATTAATATACAAACGTTAATAAATCTGTTTTTTTTTAACATTTAACATTCATATATTAATATACATACTATATA